CTTCGTTAGCGCAACGATATAAATCAAAACTACTAACCGCTGTAAATGTTTTAGCTTCCATAGGAAAAATATCATCTGAACCACAATGAATACAACGTAAAGTCTTGTTTAAGGTTATTTCGTTAGTGATAGTACCAAGATTAGGTACTCCTTTCATCCACCCCTGAAAACGCTTGTAGAGGTCTCGTGTTGCTTCAATATCTTGATCTCCGTAAGTAACCATCTCAATTAAAGCTTTCTCACATTCTTCACGATTCCACCATTCAGCACATCTCTCCCAAAGATTACTACCGCTTGTTTCTAATTTACCATTTTCTCCTAAATACATACTGATGTTCTGCATAGAGTTAGATGGAAATTTAAATACTTTATTAGCTTGCTCAAACAGGTCAATATGTTTAGGTGTTTTTACTGGAGGAAGCCCCCAAAACAGGGCTCGTGTGTTTAATAATTTAACATCAAACTTTTTACCATTAAACGTAACCATAAGGTCACAGTTATTAACAGCTTCTACAACTTTACATACTACATCGAAATCATCTGCTGTTTTAACTTGCTCAGGAGTTAATCGAAACCCTTGCACTGCTTCATTGTTGAATGCAAACGAAGCAGATAATAAATGAGCTTGTTTTTTGATACGTCTCATTGGGATGTTTTCTTGCCAAATACGGAAGAAGTAACCTTCTAACAACGAAGACTCTAAATCCCAAATTAGAACACGTGGTTCTCCTTTAACTTGATCAGTTGTTTGTTGTTCAACTAACTTCTTCAAATAACGTTGCATGTTTGTACGATCAATACCCAATTGTCGACACGCTTTCCTTTGACTAAGGTTAGTGTTAATTAGGGTGATGTAGTCTTTGTAGTTTTGTTCTGTAATCTTACTCAATTTCTTCTCCTTTAAACCTTGTCTAACAGTCCAACTTGTACCATTTTAGTTACACCTTCTTTACTAAGAGAAGGATATAACGAGCTGTAATACTCAAACCAACGTTGTGAATCAAACTCCATATGATGTTGCCACCAATCAGATAAACCATCAACATCACGTTCAAGTGTCTCTTTTAAGAACGCATTATGTTTAGTTAGTAAAGACATGATTGAACAAAGCATCTGAGCTAATTCGTCTTTACGTTCTTGTAAAGCTTCATTAGTTGATTTGAGAACAGATAATTCGAATTTCAATAATGCTTTTGATTCATCTGCATCTTTCTCAAGTTCATCAATCCTTGCTTTATACTTTTCACGAATACCTTCTGTTCTGAGGTATTCTCCGTAACCACCATCACTACACGGCATCTTGAATCTCCTTTAATAAATCTTCAACTTGTTTCATCGTATGAGTTCTCTTTAGTAAGAACTTCTTAAATAGTACCTTTCTTTGAGTTCCATTGCAACCTTTTTCTTCATTAACTTTCAAAAGAAACTCTTGCTTCTTTCCTTCGTTAAGTTTGTTGAACTTAACTTGTAAGGTTTTCATAAACGAAGGGTGAATATATTCTTGATTATGTTCCTTTTCAAGATAATCAGCACATCCTCGTAGAAAGTCTGATAACGTACCTGTATACCACCAACTTAGGTATCTTGTCCATAGGTTCTCAATCTTACCTAAAACAGCGTTAGTTTGTCTATGTAATACTGCACGAACATATTGAGTATCATGACAATGATCTAATACTCTTTGGTTGATAGGAATAATAAGACCAGTAATAGGGTCGACTCCTTCTTGTTCTTCATAAAGTAACTCTCTCACTCTACTTACGTCTTTGGTGTTGTATAGGTGCTTAGATACTTCAGTCATTGATGTTTACCCCTAGCTTTTGCATTACTGTTGTTCCTACAGTAACATCATTTTCCCAACGAAGCATTTTAGCCATTGTCCAATTTTCATCAAATACATACTTCCAATCAACTTCTAACATATTACCCCTCCATCCTTTGATTTGTACAGGTTCAGGGTAGATTATCTGATAACCTTTCTTTAAAGCTTCAAAAGCTGCCTTATCTGTCTTACAATCTTTTAGTAACTTATACGAAGATTTTTCACCCCAGTCTAATTTAGACGCAGAATTGGCTGCATAGTTATCTGAACTATCCCCGCTTAAAATTTGATGATAAAGAAACATTCTACCAAAACCACGAACTTTCCCTTTATCATCTAAAAACAACTCACCTAACTTGTTGCAGTTTACAACACCATATTCAGGTTTGCTTGGATTAAACCAATTGACAGGGCTTCCTGCATAGTCCTTATCAATTCCAATTACACAATGGTCAGGTTTATTGAAACTCTCCATAACAACACGATCATCGCACTCTAAACCTTCTACAATCTCACAGTTATATTTTCGAGTAAGGTATTCACTGATCTCATCAAGCAATAGAGGTTTTAATACGTCTTTACGATTACCTTTATATTCAAGAATTGTTGATCGTCCTACTCGCCAAGATTCACCCTTACCAATAAAACCTTTGTACTTGTTTGTTTTAAGTTGGTATAAGACAGATTCAAACATACTTTTAGCTGAATGTTTAACATTAGCTATTGGTTCAGGTTCTTGAACATCAATAACTACAAGTTCATCTGCTGTATAGTTTGTACCGTTTGTTTTGTTGTGTTCAGCAAGCAACCCTGCACTCTTTTTGAGATAATGCCCCCACAACTCTGTACGAGATTTTGCTTTCCACTCAGTACCATCAATAGGGTGATAAGCTTTAATACTTCGTGTTTCTCCTGCACTAGCTACGGCATATTTTATATAGTCCATATCAAAAACTGCTGTTGTCATATCTTCTCCTAATCTTATAAACAAAAAGAGGTGCGTATTTCTACTTGCACCTCTAATTTAATTAAATTTTATTAAATCATTTAATTACTTACATCATCAACTAATTCAAGAAAAGAATTTAACTTACTAACTTTCTCTCCTAATTTGTTTTGTGCTTTAAGTTTAGCTGCTGCACTAAGATCAGTAAAAGATACTTCGGGTAAAGCTTCTTCAACTTCTTCTTTCATTGCTCTTAAATCTTGTTGCAATAAATCAATCTCTGAATGCAAATTAACTAAACGGTTATACATTTCTTTAAGTTTTGATACGTTCATACTGTTGTTTCTCCTAATGTTGGTTGTACTTCTGTTTGGTTTGAAGTAGATTTAATACGTTGGTAAGCTTTACTTAATGCCTCAATAGCTTCCAAATTACCTTGTTCAAGAGCTACCTGAATACCTTGCAGTAATTGCTCTAATGTTTGTTGTTCGATCGTTTTATATGCACAACCTTTAGTAACAATTAAAGTTTTAACAACATCAACTACAGGTTCAATACCTTCTGCATTGCCCCAATCGTACACCTCTCCCGAAAATGAGACACATACGTCATAACCACCTTTTTCATCGTCAATACGAGTAACAACCCCTTGCCTACCGTAATAGTGTTCACTGAACCCTAAACCATCTTGCTTAATTTGTACTTTCATTCCAATTTTAACATCTTCGAAATTCATACTATTTCTCCTTTAACCAATTAAGATAACTTGTTTGTTTGCCTCTAAGAACTCATCTAACTGAACTTCTAACCATTCTAAGTGCTCTGTCAACTCAGCATCTTGAACAAACTCATCAGTTTCACCATATTGCCCTTTATCAATATAAGCAATGTTAGATGAATCGTAAACAGGTAAAACACTATTACCCTCTGCATCTGAGTATTGCCATACTTCTAATTCACCAAGTTCAGGGTGTTCTTCTAAAAGCTTTACATAACTTTCTACAAAAGCTTTGAAATTCATTTTATATCTCCTAAGTTATTAAGGAGGGTAGAGGTTGTATAACCTCTTTAAACCCTCGTTTGGTGTGTTACAGATTAAAATGGTAAAGTGTCTGACTCTTCATCTACTGGTGCAGGCTTAGTAGCTTTAGGTGATTCTTTAACTTCTTGTTTAAGTGTTTGAGAAGTAACCTCTGTTTGTCCTGTACTTTCACCACTTCGGAAATCAGCTTCCAAAGCTTCAATAGCTGTTTGCATCTGACTACCTTGATAGTTGTTCGCTTCTTTAATCTTCTTGATAATGTTCCCACGAACACCTGCTTCTTTTAAGAGTTCTTTAGTTACATTATCAAAAGAAATACCAACAGGATTAACTACACTATAATCAATAGTTTTAGCTAAAGCGTTTGGTACAGAAGAAATACCTTTTACATTAACGTAAACCTTATCACCATCAACAGTCTTTTGAACATCAACCATTAACGACTTACCTAAGATTAAACCAATATTATTAGTATCTGTCTTACTCGTGCCGTCTGTAATAGTAGTTTGTTTAGTTACTTTAGCAAGCTCTGTTAGCATAGAATTAGGTGCAAATGTCCAAACACCTCCTTGCTTTTGTGGTGGAACAACAGCTAACCCTAAACCACGAACCCCACCTTTCCAAGACTTATTTAGACAAACACGGTAAGGTTTTTCACCAATTACTTCACCATAGTTGATAATCGTATCAGGAAGATCAGCAAATACTGCAATCTCTTGACGGTCTTTCGGTTGTCGAATCTGAACCCCTACTAAGTATTCACCGTTTACTTCTGTAATCTTAACTTTCTCGAAGTCAGACTTTTTAAGCATTTCTTCTGATTGAGCTACCAAAGCTTCTGCTTCTGCAAGTGTAGATACAGTAGTAGATTTTTCTACTGTTGCCGATAGTGGGGGTGTATGGATACCAAGATCAACAATCTGAGAAATGATAGCTGTGTGGTTGTCTGTTTCAACCTGATTGTTAATTGCGTTCCAATTAACTTGTGGAGTGCTATTTGAATGCGTAGTAGTGTAACCTTGTGGTTTTAAATTAAAATTCATATTTGTTTCCTTTAATGGTTTGGTTGATTTAATATACCTTACAGTATGAGTGCAAGTATACATACTTACTTTGTTGTTTGCAATACCTATATGAATAAATATTACAATATTCTAACTCTAGTTAAATGCAGTTTATTTGTTAAAAGTAAAAGTGTTTAAAGCTTCTAATCTTACTTGCTCTGCTTTCTTATACCAATCTTCAAGATCAACCTCTTTAATCCAAATCAAGTCTTGAGTCTTTGACATTGGTTCTTCAAAAGTAAACTCTAAATCCGTGTACTCTTTAACTACATAATACATATCATTTACAATATTTACTTCTTCAGGAACTTTCTTTTGATCACTATCAAAGTATTCTTCAACTAACTTTACAACGTGGCACTTCAAAGCATGTTGTAAATGCATAAGTTGTGTCTCATCTAATGTAATTTCGTATAACTTGTTACTCATTAATCACTCCCTTTTAGTCTTTCTGATTTAACAATTTTTGTTTCAAAAGTTACTTTATGTGGTAACTTCCGAATTTCATTAATTAACAGCACTGTTGCGTGTACACCACGTTCTTTACAATAAGAATCTAACACAAGAAACTCTGTAAGAAAAGGGTTGTAAGCTAAATGATCTGCTCCTAACTCCTCAAAAACACAACTACCTAAATCTTCAATATCTAACTCATTTTGTTACCCCTTCAAGTAATTTCAGTAAATGTTTAGCACAATTGTTTAATAACTCCAACTCCTGATCGTTTAATGTTTGTTTGAATGCTAATTGCGCCCATAAATCAACTATATATATGTCATCCATTAATTTTACTCCTTAGTAGTTATAAAAATGGTCTTCACCGCACAACCCCTCGTAAGGTTGTAATTGATCAATAGACTCTGGGCAATCAGGAATAACTTCCATGCGGTAGATTTCATCTGAACTACCACCAACACCTATCGTTACCTTACTACCTTTACAATCACCCTCGAAAGTGAAAGTATACTTATAATATGATTTAAAGAAGAATGTAACTTCTTTGTATTTTTCATAAAACTCTTGTTGTGTCATTTGAATCATCTCCTAACTTACTAATAAACATTCTCATATTGTTGTGATCAACGTTCATACCTGTTCTAGTATACTCATCTATTAAAGGATATTCAAGTTCAAACTTTAAAAATAAATCATAGCATTGTAATACTCTTGCATGACTTACAAAGTTCAAGGTTCTCAATAAAGAAGTAAACATCATAAGACGCTTACTTCTAGTATGATCTTGCATTTATTACTCCTTTGTCCAACCTGTTTGAAATGAAAAATATGGTTTCTTAGCTTTATGCGCTTTAGTCTTCCGTAACTCGCCTAAACTATCTTTAGTGAAACCCCAACTTAGTAAGTAATTACATTTACCTTTTGAGTAGAAATATTCAGCTTCAATCGCTCCTGTTTTGTCATCGTAAAAAGTCACCTTTCTATCAAACAACATATTATCTTTTGTGCCTGAAATATCTTCAATCTTAAATAGCTCGTTCATAATTACTCCTTAGTGAATATCTGCATACGTTACACCGAACTGTACATCACAGTCAAACGGTATTTCAAGTTTAAATCTTTCATTTACTTTGTTTAAAGAGTCTTTCATAAGTTGTTGAACTTGATCTTTATGAATTTCTTTAAATTCTACGACTTGTTCATCGTGGAAAGTTGCTAGAAGTTTAACACCATCCTCATCAAAATCATAATCAGGTTTATTTCTCAAATTAAATTGAAACCCTAACCACAAGTCTAACACATAAGCCCCTGTCCCTTGCACCAACGTACTAAAACGGTCTTTGTCTGTTTTTAAGTGATACCACATGCCATTAAAAGGGTTGAGTTGGTAATTTCCGTGAGACACTTTCTTGGTTGTTTGTGATTGGGCAATCTTTTCAATAGACCAATTAACCTTTTTATAAGCTTTTACAAGAGCTTTACCTACACTCAAAGGTACACCAGCAGTTCTAGCGACTGTAGCAGCACCAGCACCGTATTGGCAACTGTAGTTAGTTTCCTTACCTTTACCACGTACTTCAGAAATGTGCTTCACAAGTGTTTTCTGAAGGTCTGTTGGATAATTTAACATCTCATCTAAAGCCGAATCTTTTGGGTAATTCTCTCGTGGAAAAGATCCTTTCACTATTTTATAAAACCAAACTTCATGCTGTTTTAACAGTCCACCTTCTTGTGCAATTTCTAAATGTGGGTCAAAGTCGGAAGACATCTGAGATAGCACATACTCACGATCATAAGGTAGCTGCAAGTTGAACTTGATACGGTTTTCTAAAGAGCTTAAATCTGCTCCACCCAATAGCATACCTTCACGAGCAACTAGACAAGATCGTACAGCTTCACCATACACAACACGAGATGATGGTAAGTTGACACAAGGTTTACGGTGTTTCAAACGTAAGGTGTTCGTAAAACCGTTAGCACTTGCTTCTACAAACTCACCAAATACTAAACTGTCTAAGAAACCCTTAACACAACTTTTTCGGTGAGACAAGACGCCTAAACCAACTAAGTGCTGTAGCTCTTCGTGTTCTTCTGCAAGCTTCTCGATAGATGGACACACTTGACCCCCACTGCCTTGAACGTAAACTTGTGGGGTAGAACGTTCATTACCTGAATCATCCTTAACATATTTAAATGTCTCAGGAATCCAACCTAAAGAGAACAACCAATCTTTAACCTGTGAACTAGAAGCAGGGTTTGGTTCGTTGTACTGCTTAACCTTCTTGATTTCACCTTCGTAATCAAAGTCTACTTCTGCTTCTTCACATAAAGATTTCCATTTCTCTCCATGAGAAGATAAAGTACCATCTTTCTTAAAAGGTTTCGCAGGACGTGTGTGCTTAGTGTACTCAGGAACTTTAGGCATAGAGGCTTTAAGTTGTTCTGTTTTGTGTTCAATCTCTTGTTCAAGTTCTTCAACAACCTTTTTAGTATGAGGTACGTCCACCTTAAACTTAGTGTTCTGCTGCTCCTCAAGCTGTTCCATCTTGAAGTTTAAATACTTAACAACTTTGTGCGTACAAAACTCATAGTCGGTCATTTCACCATAAAGTTCTTCAAACATGCTTTTTAGTTTCTTGTATGTTCGATACTGAATCTTTACATCCTCTTGTACACGATGGTCATAGTCTTGTTGTGTAAGACTTTCCCAATCTACAATAGCAGGTTTTGGTACGCCAAACTCTTCACCATAGTTTTCTAAACCGTGTTTATCTCGGTTCAAATCTAAATACCAAGATAAAGCCAAAGTGTCTACAAAAATGGCCTTACTTACATCATAACCAAAGTGTTTTAGTGCATTCTTATCATAGCAAATACCATTGTGCATAATGAATATTGTTGGTTGATCTAATAAAGCTTGAATGTCTTTACGTTGTTCCTCTGTATCTGTATGGAACGTGGTCATATTGCAGTCTTCAATATCCATTACACAGAGGTTGTGTAGTTTTGCCTTTTCACCTTGCTCAACTAAGTGATGTAGTAAACCTGTTGCCTCTACATCTGCTGCATAAATCTTGTATTCTTTATTTAAGTCTTTCATAACAACTCCTTTAAGTTACTTGCATTCTATAAATAAAAAAGAGAGCTGTCAAGCTCTCTCCCATGTAAATTAAAAACCAAGTTCGGGGTCATCATCTAAGCACTTAGGCTTGATTGTCACAGATTCCTTGCCTTGTTGTGGTTGGATGAACTCCTCTCCGTCATTATAAAGTTTTACAGACCAATCTTCATCGTTGATAGAGAATACATCTGCCACACCAAGCTCCCCACCATCACGGTTTTTCAAGAATACCCATCTTGCTCTTCCACGAGAACGGTCAGGCATAATCTCTTGTTCAATACCTAACACATTCCAAGCGATCTGCTCAATGCTTGCACTGCCTCTAATATGTTCCTTAGTGACTCGAACCCAGAAAGGCCCGTCTTCTTTACCTTTTGGTGGTTTTAAATCTGCACTTCCTTGTCGGTTAAGGTGAACAACCAAGAAGATAGCGACATCGTGTGCAGCACAGAAAGCTGCTAACTCCGTCATTACAATATCAAGCTCTTTACGCTCATCATTAACTTGACTTCCTGAAATAACCATTGATAGGTGATCTAGGAAGATATATTTACAACCTTCAACAAAATACATATGCTTAACTTTTTGCATTAATGTTGAAATTGGTAAAGAACCAAAATGGTCGAGCATAACCAACATTCTATCTTGAACAAATCTATTATACACAACAGAGATGTCCTCTTGCGTTGCAACAGATAAAGGATTCCTTTTGAACTTCTTGTATGAAACGCCTAAAGAAGAGCTAACGAATCGCTGTAACGTCTGCTTATTCTTTTCTTCCAAATAGATAAGTCCAATACGCTCCCCTATGGCAACAAGGTTTTCAGCTACTTTAGTTAAGCAAGTTGTTTTTCCTGCTCCAGCATGGCTAGTAACTACAGTCAATTCACCTTTGCGGATGCCGTAAATCATATCATTTAGTTTTGGAAAACACTGAATATCTACACCTTTTGGCATTGGTGTAATCAAATCTTCAAAAGAGATAGAATCTACTTGTGCGATTTTCTCTGTTACAAGAGGTTTACGCCCAAACTGGACTAATTTAGCCAATTCATTTGATTGCCCTGCTTGCATGTAATCAGATGCATCTTTCTTATCATCTGCTGGTTGTACGCACCATAGTTCAATCTCCCCAATAAAAACAGATGATACTTCCTCTGTAGCCTCTTTACCACGCATAATTCCTTTCTTAAGCTCTGCTGGTGTTGCTGCATCATCATCAAAAAAGATTGTCATGCTTTGGAAGCTTTTCACAAAGTCTTTGTTGTGTAGCATACTCTCAACAGCATTCTTTGTCCCTAATGGAATTGATACAACAAAAGGTTGGTGTCCTTCATACTTTGTACCTTTAACGCTGTCGCACTGTGCTTGGAACACAGATAAACAATCCCATTGACCTTCTGTAACTGTAAAGTTTGTATGCTTACGATTAACTTGTTCTGCTACATTCTGACCAAACAATTTATTTCCAATTGCAACTGTTCCTACAGCAGACCAATGCCACTTTTCATCTTTGTTCTTGGTTACATCCTGTTTTGTATAACCAATGATCTCACCTTTTTGGTTGTATGACGGGAAGTAGTAAGCTGTTGGTGTTTTACCGTCTTTTTCACTAAGAGAAGCACGTACACCAAACTTCATGCAAGTCTCTTTAGTTATTCCACGTTGCTTGTTCTCTACGATTGGGTATAGTTTAATATCTTCTACAGTTTCTTTATTTACTACTTCATTCACAACAGCCTTCTCCTGTTTTTTCATCTTAAATTCGTATGACACTTAATAATCTCCTAATTTGTTTTCTGCTTAAAGATTACTTCTTTAAACAACCAACGTATTGTGTAACTTCGAGCGTAGGATACAACAAAGAAAATAAACTGTAAAGTTATACTTTGAGAATTTGTTAATCCAAACGCTCTAAGAATTACATACCCTAAAATCAAACCTACTAACATTTGAGTTAGTGTTTCGATATGTAATTCTAAAGATTGTTTATTCATTTAGGGTTTACCTTAAATAGTTTTTCAACTGATTTTTTACTACCACCACAAACACCATTAGCTGATAACGAACTTTTAACTTCTTGTGACCAAACACACTCAAAATCAGCAGGTGCATCATACTCTGATACAAACACTACGTTATACTTAGCTTGTTCCCTGCACCAATCAAAGAATTGTTCGTGATCAAAATTCTTTGATGTATTGTAAGTTTTTGTCCCTTTATACGGAGGGTCGCAATAAATTAAAGAATTTTTAAAACCTAAGTTTAAATAATCTTCCGAAATGAAATCAACGTCTTGCAGATCAGGGAACTCTTTCTTTAAACCACGTACACTTTCGTCTATATAATTTCTCTCAGTTCCAATCTTAGTTTTACTAATACCGCTATAACCTCCGTCAAAAAATCTTCCGTTAGCGGATGCCATAAAACCCACCCATCCGATAAACGAAGTATCAACCTCTTGAGTACCTACGTGCCATGAGTTTGTGTTGTAAGCGTTACGACATTCACTATATAATTCTTTTGAAATTTCTTTTGTGTAGGTAAAGCCATGTTTTTGTATGTGCTTATACATCTCTATCAAGTAAACATTCTTATCGTAACCAATTCGTTTCAACTTCTTTGGTACAGTTTTAATCATATTAGCTCCACCAACAAACGGTTCAACCCATGTTGTAATTCCATGCTTTTCAGCTTCTTCTAGCATGATCGGCAAGATGTGCTTTGCGATACGAGCTTTACTACCCATGTACTTCATTTGTACTCTCCTTAAAGATTCTAAAATTATCTGTTGTTTCGATAGAAGCATCCTACACCCACTCTTGCAATCTTGTCAACTAAAATCATACCACCTCAACCCTAAAGTCGCTAGAATCGACTGTACGGCTCTTTAAACACTATGTTTGATGTTATTTCTATACACATAACTCAAGTTACATCAGACTGTATGAATATTGCATTAATATTTACACCAAACAACAAGCCGAACCTGTTACACTCAAACCCAACCTACTAAACCTACCCAACACAATATTACTCATCAACACAATACTACAAAGTGTTTCAATACCAAAAGATAAGTTATTGTTTTATAAGGTTGTTACAAAACTTTACTTAAAGAAGGTCTTGACAACAGAAGTTCATAAGCTATGATAAAGAAAATGCACTGCGGTTTAAGTTATTTAATTAAACAAAATAGTATTTATATATTAGAATCCTAGACTGTCTTAGATCAAATGATAAAGAATATATATATATATATATATATACTTATAGTATTACATTTAGTATTAGATATTGTATATTTATATAACTTAATAGAGATACTTATACTAGATACAAATAAACTTAAATATTCTTGTTTGTGTGTTAAATTACTATTGATTTTAAATTTATTGTTGTGTATATTACATACATATTCAGAACAGAGACTAGGGAGAAGATTGTGAATATTGTAGAACAGAAACAAATTGCTAAAACTGTGTTAGATAAAATTAAACACTTAGATAATCGTGCTATCATTGCAGGTGGTGCAGCTAGAGATTGGTATTTTAATCAATTAGCAAATGATATTGATATATTTTACTATCATGAAGAAGGTCATTACAACAGTGATAATATTAGAAAACAAACCTCTATTTTGAGACATCTTCTTGGTGTTGGTGAACTAGATGTTGTTGGGTTTAATGGTACAGCAAAAACACATGATGCAACACAACCAAAAGATGATTACAGTAACTATCTGTTAAATCCTGATATTGTTAATGTATTTGAGTGCTCTATTGAAGGTGTGAAGTTTCAGTTTATCCAATTAAAGAAAGAAAATGTGCAGGTAGGTAAGTTTGCATATAACATGTGTCAAGCTTGGTCTGATGGTGTTAATATTTGGACTACAAGTATGTTTGATATTGGTGCAGAGAGAGAATTGTTAATTGAGACTGGTGAGTTGTATTCTCATACGGAGAAGTTTAAACAAAAAATGATTGACAAGTTTCCTAATTACACTTATATTGCACGTTAAGGAGATTGAAATGAATAAATGTAAGCAGATTTCTTTAGAAGAATACAAATCTAAACTACAAGATCATCTGTCAGATGGATACTCTTATGCTAAACAATTTAAAGCTATAGAGGTTCAGTTGGTGATTAAAGACTTATTTGAGAAATTTGATTTAGATGTAGAGGTTCTAGAATGAATATTGAATTTAAAGACAAACGTGGTCGTGAGTGGGAAACATTTATTGATCCTCGTTCTTTTGATGTATTTTGTGTAAGAGTTAAAGAAGACAGAGATTTTAACTCATTGACATTGTTTCGTTTTTATACAGAAGACCAAGCTTTGCAGTTTATTGAACTACTTAAACTATCAAGTTAAGGAGGTTTTTTATGATTAAAGCAATTATTTCAAAACACGACGATGATTATCACGGTGCTTGGTGTGGTAATGTAGAAAAGGTATTTGATAGTGTAGAACAAGCTGCACGTTGGTGTTTAGACAACAGTGAAAGACCTTATTCTTATATCCTTTCCTTTGCTTATGATGTAGACACTAGAGAATTGGTGTATGAAGGAGATTAACATGGGATTAAATATTTATTTCTTTGATGAAGATGGTAAAGAGATAGAAGGTGACTATCATCTACAAATCACACACAATCTAAACAAAGTTGTTAGTGCTTGTGGTAAATTAGTAGGTAAGAGTTATTATGAAGCTGTATGGAGACCTGATGAATTGACAGGATTAGAGAATGGTAAAGTCCCTGTTCTATTGGTTGTAAGTTATCTACCTAGTCTAATTGAAGATTTGATTAAATATGAATCTGTACTAACTCAGTACTTACCTGAAAATGGTTATGGTACATACCAAGGATTAATTAGTTTCTTGTGTAATTATTTGTATGAGTGCTATCGTCATCGAGATGCTTTTGTTTATTGTAGTCGTTAAGGAGATTAATGTGGATTTAAGTAACTTATCAAAGAAGTTTTATAAAGCTTTAGATACTGTTAATAAACTTTCAGATAAAGAACGAATGACATTAACAACATTGCTTGTAACTGTAGATCATGGTAAAGCTCAGAGCGAATGTACTTATAAAACAACAAGCTCTGTGTTACCTTAGTGAGTAGGAGATTGAAATGACAAATGAAAATTATATGTATTTAAATACATTACCTTATGGTGCTGACTTTGACCCCGAAGAACGTATTGTTTGTGCTGCTAATCGTTACGGTGATGTTATTTTAGCAGGCGTACGTCATGGTTGTACTACAATGTACTCGCTTTGGGATAATGTTGAAGAACACGATAGTTGTTTCTTTGATAATTGGCATAAAGAAGCAGAACAAGGTTTCTTAACTTCTAGATATCGCTTCGTTAATCGCTACGAAGCATGGAAGATTGCTTTAAAACAAAAGCAAATCGTAAGGTTAGTAGGTAGTCAATCACCCACAAATGCTTACGAAGAAACAGAGTTATTTTCAGAGAATTTATATTAAGGAGAAAGTTATGAATTGGATTAGTGTTAATGATAACTATCCCGATCAAGATGGGTACTATTTAGGGTATTGTGAAAATGGTATGATTGAGTGCCAATTTGAAAAAGATACTAAGAGATTTACTGTTGTTCACTTCGAAGCTTTTGGTTGTGGTTGTTGTGCAGGAGATGATGAAATAACACATTGGATGCTACGACCTCCTCAACCAAAGTTGTAAAACACGCACACATATGTTAAAGTAACCATATAGGAGAGTGACGTAATTGTTATCTCTCCTTTTTATTAACTATGTATTTCGTAAATACATTAAACAAAAGGATAAATTTTGATTAAATTTAAAAATATTAAACACGTTAAACGAACTAAGTTCACTAAACGCATGAAACAACTACTGAGAGGTATAACAATAACCCTCGTATTTACGCTCTCATACGCTCATACAGCAACGTTAGAAGCTAAGAGCTATGGGAGTAACTTAACAGAGCAACAAACCCTCTCTGAGAAGCAATTAGAGTGCTTAGCTACTGTAACATATCATGAGAGTAAAGGAGAGAGTAAACAAGGTATGATTGCTGTAATTAACGTAACCCTTAATCGAGTAAAAGATACTAGATTTCCTAAGACTGTTTGTGGTGTTGTCTACGCTAAAGGACAATATTCGTGGGTTAAGCACAAACCTAAGATCAAAGAACCTGAACAATATGCTTTAGCTAAACAACTAGCACAAGAAGTTGTAGATGGGAAGCATAAAGATTACAGCAAAGGGGCTTTATATTTTAACTCTATAAACAAGAAACCTACACCTACAGCTAAATGCACTACTAAGATTGGAGGCCATACGTTTTGGAAATAATTTAAAATAAATCTGATAAACCTATTGCAACAAGAAGAAGTTACTGTTACTATTCTTCGTATCAAATGTTTTAATAGGTTTTAAGGAGAGTAATATGCGAACATTAACAACGGCAAGAAAATCAGGTTGGGCGTTAAAACACGGTGATAGGTTTTGGGGAGATACCTCATACAGTTCAAATGAGTGGTCGCACGGGTGGACAGATAACATATCGAAAGTACTTATTAGTTGCACTGATAAACCTGCACAAAAGACATGGTTTGAGAGTGCGAATTATGGTTACAAAGAGGTTGAGTTGGGTGAATGGGTGCAAGTTGAGATTGTTACAACACATACATTAAAGGAGATTTAAAATGAAACATGATTCAAGTAAGTCATACAAGATTGCCGTTAGTTATTTAACACATACAACAGAAGATTTAGATGAAATTCAAGATTTGTTTGAGAAGTTAGGTTATCGTAAAGGTGGAACTATCCTTAATGATGAAACAACATACATTGGAACTTTTCATTCTATGAAACCGCACTTCACCTCAACTTCTTGGTGCGAACTAGAAAACCATACTCTAATCACTGTACAACAACTTAAAGATATGGTTGTGTTAGAACGTAATGAAGGGATGGTCAAAACGAGGCTTGTTGAAGGCTTTGGTAAAAATTACATTGTTTCAAACTTAGGGCAAGTATTTTCAGTCGCTCGTACAGGTAACTGGAAGCTGACGCAGTTAAAACCAAATATTAGTCACAAAGGTTACAGCCGAGTAACCTTGAAGAATGGTGGGGAATGCAAAACACTAAGTTTACATAGAATTGTTGCTTATGCGTTCATTGAAAACCCTTTAGGTAAACCTCAAGTAAATCATATCAACGGAATTAAATCCGATAATGACGTAGCAAATCTCGAATGGTGTACACCAAAGGAAAACATTCATCACGCCTTAAAGACAGGTTTAACAAAAGTTTCCTCTGGCGAGAAAAAGTCTCAATTAACCAATGCGGATGTCTTGCAAATAGTTCATAGGTATCACAATGGCGAGATGTTGAAAGAGATTTCTAAAGACTACCCCGTTTCTGCACAAGCACTAAGTTCAATTGTTAATGGTAGGAGTTGGTCAAGCGTCACTGGTATCCAACACCCGTGTAATGTTTCCTTACAGAAGCTAAACAGTGCAGTTTAGAGGTGTTTTATGCAAAAACTATCTAAGTTTAAAGTGCTGCACAACTCCCTAATCTATGGTGATTACAGTATTATAATTCGTCCAAAGAAGATTGATACCAGTGCTTTACAAAGTACAATGCAACTTCAATTTATTGTAGAATACAAACAGAATGTAATCTTTACGACAACAGGTATAGATTCTCTTGAAGATGTAGTTGATACAATCTTTGAATTAGAGAAAGATGATAGTATTTATAAAGATACTAAACAGTTTAATGAAACGCTACAGAAGATTATTAAAGGAGTTTAAGTTGAAAGATATTACTTTAAAGAGTCTACAAGATTCAGGCATTAGTAAGTTTATGAGTGCAACAGAACTTGAAAAGACAATCTCTAAATCTCTTTTAGATCAACAACAATCTCTTGGTAAAGAGCAAGTTGTAGAGGTTGTAACAGAACAAACCTTAGAAGATGTCTTACGAGATGGAGGTTTATTTACTTATATCCTAGGTAAAAAGAAATACAAACCCAACGTCTTAACAAAAGATGATATGAATTTGTTAGATAACTCTTGTAATTATTCAGATAACGGAGTAGAGTACAACATACAAAAACCTTATAAGTTTCATTGCCGAAATAGTTTTGATAATTATGTAACTATTAAAGCTGATACTTATGATAATGCTCAAGCTGTTATTAATGAAATTTATGGTAAAAATACTTTCAGAGTTTCAGCAAGTAAGTTATGATACTTACTAATCTAAACACACAGTCTAAGGACAAAGGAGATATACAAATGAGTTATTTTACAGAAGCAGGTTATACACAAAATACAGTGTTTAAAGTCATTAATAATGAAGATTACTATCCTATTGGAACACTACTAACTCTACATTACGATGATGAATCGTGTTGTCCTCATTTTACGGATAAGGACGATGAAACACGGCGGTACATGTACTTACCTGATATGTCAGAAGAAGATTGTGAACAGTTAGAAGTTGTAGCTTTAGACGGGATTAAAGAAGGTCTTTTAGATGAAGATAATAATTTATTATTTACAACTTATGATGAATGGGTTGAATCTAAAGAGGTTGTATTGCAACGCACTACTACACCAACCTATGAAGTAGGTGAAATCGTGAAGATTGTAGGTAATACTTGCAATCACGGTTTTGATATCGGAGAGAAAGTTCGTATAACTAATTTAAGATCAAACGAAGCTGGTAGTGCAGAATACTTGGACAAACATGATGGGTGGGCTTTTAACTTTAAAGATATTGAAAAATTACCTACTGAAACAAAGGAGAAAGAAGTGAAAATGATTGAAGTGCAATTAGACGAAGTAGAAACAGAAGAATATAAAACACCTTTTGAACAGAAAGGCTATACTAAAGATTCTGTGTTTCGATATAATGGTGAACTTGGTTCTGCCCACCAATTAACACACAATGAAATTGTTGTTCTATATTACGATGATGACAGCATGTCACCTGCGTTTAAACCTTTATCAGAACATGGTAAGAACTTAAGTACCGCCCTTATAAGCACCTCCCTTACAGGGTATTATGTACGCCTAAACTTTTTAACCTATTTAGGAGAATATGAAGATTTTATGAAAACACAAAACCAAACAGATGTTACTGAACAACCAACACAAACCCTAAGAACACCTCAAGATTATCGTTTAATGAACCCTGATGATAAGATTAAGATTGTTGTTGATGGTCATGAAAGTGAAGTCAAGTTAGGTGATTTAATCAGTATCACGGCAGTTGGAGGAGCTTCTATAGGTATTTATGGTTACAGTCTTTGGAGTTTTTTACATGAAACTTTTGGAGATATAACAACCTTTGATGGAACAAAGTTTGATGTTGGTGAGAAACAGATTGAATTGTTCGATGAGTATTTCTTACCACGTAAACAAAAAGAGATAAAAGAGAAGTTAGCTTCTAAACAGAAAGAACGAGAGGTTTTAGATTCTGAAATTCAAGAATTACAATCTGAATTAGAGAAGTTATAAATACTAAATAAGGTATTGACAACCTAATAACAAAGGTAGTATTCTTGATCTAACAAATCAGATACTACCTTTAAAGGAATAGAAATGAAAACTTACAATCAACAACACAATGTAAATGCTAAGCAACTTAAAAAGCAATCGAAAGCTTTTCGTAAACTTCGTATGCAGAAAGGCAATACTTTTATGAATAACGATGACAAAGACCAGTTATACGATTATGATAATGCTTTTATGCACATAAAGACTTAATTGATGAGTGTTATAGTTATGAATAATACATACTTCAAATCATCATCTATACAAACAACATTAGGTTTTATTCCAATTCTTGTTGATTTTAGTAAGATGAAAGGTGCTAATATTTTAATTGCTTGTTCTAATGGTAGTCACTTACTTGTAAACGTAACACCACCAAACAGAACATGTAGTGTTTATTTGTCAGATAAAGATGAAATTGTACATACAGATGTTGTACAGATATTTAAAGCAGCTCAATCAAGTTTATCTTGGTCAGAGATTTAAAAGTAATTAAGGAGAAGTTATGAGTATTTTTAATGTAGAAGACGAAGATGGTTTAGTTAAACGTTTTGAAGTTGGAGAATATAACGATAATAAACTACCATTAGTTTATACTAAAACTAAGACGTTCTTAAACCCTGTAAGTAAGAAACCTAGTGTTTCAATGACAGTGAAAGTTGAGAAAGATGGTAAGTTATTAGATATTTTAGATATTGATCTAAATGAAGTGTTCTCGCATTAGGAGTAAGTTATGAATTTTGAACAACGTTGGAAAGAATGTTTTGAAGGTGTCAAACAAGCAAATGATAAAAAGTTTGGAGAGTTTGGTGCAATAATGAGTACAGGATTTGCTGAGTTTAAACCAATGTTTGAATTGTTTTATGAGCAAGCACAAGAAGATTTGTTAAATAAATTAGGGGAGAAGAAAGTTGTTTGATTTTAATAAAGTGCGAGTGATTGGTGTTACACAACCTGTAGTTGATTTTATCCCTGATGCAGAAGGTATTTTAAGCTATGCTGCAAGAGTAAGTTCTCCAAACAACCAAGAGAACTTTGAGACAGCAGGTAAGTTGCTAACATATTGTGTGAAACATAAACATTACTCTGTATTTGAAACATGCTCTATTACTATGGAAATAGAAACTCCACGAGACATTGCTCGTCAGATTCTACGTCACCGTAGCTTCTCATTCCAAGAGTTCTGTGTAGCAGAAGGGACTAAAATCTCAACAGTGGTTGGTAGTAAGGTTAAAAAAATAAGTATTGAAGCTTTGTATAAGCGATTCACAAGCGATCAATATTGGAATATGTCTGAAAACCTTGTAAGGGTTTTTGATGAAAAAACTAAAACTTTGATTTCAGCACCAATTAAAGAGGTATTTAAAACAGGAGTTAAACCTGTTTATGCGTTGTTGCTGGATAATGGTCGTAAGATTGAATCTACAATGGAACACAAATTCCTGACTAAAGATGGTTTTAAAATGTTGTCAGAGATAACGACAAAAGACTTTTTAGGCTGTAACGGAGTTCCTGTTTATCAGATGCAACAGTGGTTAGCTGAAGCTAAGTTTGAAGCAATTGAGAATGGTACAGGGTTAGAGGGCATTGCCAATAAGGCAGGCGTTAGCACCCACACAATACGTAAATGGTTAAAGAAGCATAATTTACAGTTTACTAAGAAGCAAGTTGCCATGTACACAACGATATGGAATAAAGGTTTAGATTCTGAGATGCAACCACGTTTCGGAAAGGTTGTTTCAGAGGGAACACGGTTGAAAATGAAAAACTCTGCTCGTTGTGGTGAGGATAGTAACTTTTTTACTAACGGAAAACCACGATCTTTTTCTAAAGAGGTGCGAGATTATTGGTACAAACGTAAAAACTTTTTAGTTAAGAAGTTGGGTTCTGTGTGTGCTATTTCAGGAGAGGTATGTAATGAAGATGATTTAGAAATTGATCACATCTTACCTGTATCTAAATATCCTGAGTTAGCATACGATGAAAACAACATTCAATTGCTTTCTCGTAAAGAGCATTTAAATAAATCAGCAAAAGAGTCATCTGAACGATACTTAACTGCAAGTTGGCATAAGGTTGTTTCGATCACTTATGTTGGTGAAAAAGAAACTTATGACTTAGAGATTGATCATGACTCTCATAACTATGTGGCAAACGGTATTATCACTCACAATAGTCAACGATATGCACAATCTACAGAGTTTATTAAACGTGAGTGCCGACTACAAGACACTAAAAATCGTCAGAACAGTTTGGAATGCTTTGATGAAGATACAGCTCATGTTTGGAAAGTTATGCAGCAAGAGCTTCTTGAAGTTGCTGAGAAAAATTACCAACACGCTTTAGATATTGGTATTGCAAAAGAAGTTGCTCGTACATTGCTTCCTGAAGGATTAACAATGAGTAAGATGTACATGCAAGGTTCTGTTCGCAGTTTTATTCATTTTGTACAAGTTCGTGATGATGAAGGTATTGCTCAGAAAGAAGTTGTAGATGTTGCTCGTAAGGTTAAGTCGGAATTACTCAAACATTTCCCTTGTCTTGAAGAAGTTTTGAGTAACTAAACAACAGCACTGACTTCGGTTGGTGTTTTTTATTATCTGTAATTTAAGTAATACAAATAATTCAACAAATACTTCGATATCGTATTGACATGTAGTTAAAGAAAGTTCTATAATCACTTCATCAAATAAACGTACTTAGTTGTACAAAGGAGATTGTTGTGGGTAAACCTGCACAAACGGAATACGTTATTGGTTATGATAAGTTTACAGATGCTTTATTAGTTACGATAGGTCGAAAGGTTATATCTGCTGATTACATTTGTCAAATCTTAAACCACATAGCTAAGTTATATGAATATCACCCTAAGACTATCTACACAGACATGGAATATATGGATGTTTTAGAGAAAGATTGAGGGATTACATTCCGATTTGATTCGACTTTTTTGGAGTAATAGAATGCAAACAGAATTTACAATTGAATGGGAAGATGAACTCAATAAGTTCTCTTGTGATATTAATGGTGTAGTACGTTGTTCACCTTTAATTGGTGATTTGCTAGACGATATTGCGAACTTATTTGGGTACAAATACGAAGAACAATACTCTGAGAGTCACTACAAGATTATGCTTGAACAAGATTTAGGTATTACTATTAAACTAGATTTCGATTATTAATTAAGGAGAAACAAAGATGTTACAAGCACTGAACGTAAAGGTTAAGAAGTTACACAAAGATGCTGTCATTCCAACTTATGCAAAATATGGTGACGCAGGATTAGATTTAACAGCTACAGAAAAGTATTTTGATGAAAATGGAAATATTTGCTACGGTACAGGTTTAGCTTTTGAAATTCCTGATGGGTATGTAGGGTTAATATTCCCTCGTTCTAGTGTTTCAAAGAAAGATTTGAGTTTAAGCAATAGTGTAGGTGTAGTTGATTCAGGTTATCGGGGTGAAGTTACATTTAAGTTTGTACCAACAAAACCTTCATACGATATTAATGAAAACTATGAAGGTTTAGAAGACGATAAGCATTGGAGAGTTTCGGTGCAAGAGTCGGACATAGGGGACTATGACATTGGTGATCGTATTGGTCAGTTAATTATCTTACCTTACCCTAGAGTGAGTTTGGTCGAAGTACAAGAATTATCTGAGACAGAACGTGGAGATGGCGGTTTCGGCAGTAGTGGTACATAATTAATTTAAGAGAATGCTTGAAAACCCTTGCATTCTCTTTTTAGTATCCGTATATTTGTTTTATACACACAATGTTAGTTAGGTATTAACTAAAGGAGATTTACATGAACATCGAGCAATTAAGACAAGCAATTAACTCTAGTCATTCAACTACTATGACTATACGTTTCATTAAAGCAGATGGAACAGAACGTACACTATTAGCTAAGACAAACATTAAACGTTTCTTATCTCGTAAACCAAACAAACGTACAATAGTTCGTAATAACCCTAACCTACTTTGTGTATTCGATATGGAATCTAAAAGTTACAAATCATTTAGATTGTCGTCAGTTACAGAGTTTCGTTGTAAACGTATTATTTTGAAATAAGGAGATATGAAATGAGTTTTATTTTACTGAAATCAGAACCAACTTACAGCTACTTATCAGATTCGTATAGTTGGGAATTTTACAACGTTTTTAAACTATTACAATATCAAATGTGCAATGGTGAAATGCGTTATGTTTTATCTCTAAATTTCAGTAAAGCTGAGATACTTTACACAACAAAAGGTAAAGAGATAACTGAAATAGAGTACAGTGAATTAGAAACAATCATGTTAAAGAAACTTTGGTATTATTTCAATGCACAGAGTATCAAAGCTAACGAAGTGTTTGAAGTAATCAATCAATTGGCTGTTGAAAAGGGGATGTAAAATGTTTATTCGTATTGAAGATAAGATTTTAAACACAATATTTATTGAATGTGTACATCCTGAAAGACATGGTGGTAAGGGTATATGTGTTTGGATAACGAGCGGTCAAAAGTCTATATGCTACACTTTTGACAAAACAACAATGGAGCAATTTATGGAGATGGTGAAATGAAAGTCAAGATTAAAAGTTATAACGGTGAGTTGGTAGAATATTTAACTTATGGTAAAGAGTATGAAGTTGTAGAATTAGATTATGATAGTTTTGGGTTTAATATTGAAGACGATGAAGGAAGTGAAATTTACACATTGTTTAGTGATACATTCCATCTAAATGGCGGAGATTGGGAAGAAGTGAAGTGTTAAACGTAGTTTATTTAGTTTTAGTGATGAATACTAACAGTCCTGCACCCACATCACAAATGATTCCACAAGCTAATATGCAACAATGTATACTTAATAAGAAAGCTTATGTTGGTAAAGAGGTTAAAGGTAGTAGTACAACTCGTAATGTAGAGTTTCGAGCTACTTGTATTGTAGGAGTGATGTCAAAATGAGTGATCAATACGATGACGGATACCATCACGGTTATATTGACGGGCAACATCGAATTAGTTATGAAACTGACGAATTAAACCACACATTAAATGAATACATTCTCGTTGCAGAAAGTTTAGATGATCTCTATGTTCGAGAGTGTAAAAAGACTAAAGAACTAACAAAGCAACTAGATTTAATGAAAGGATGGGAAAAGATTGCACAAAGTAATGGTGAAGATAAACGTAAATACCTTGAAGAAAGAGATGTTCTTCAAAAGCAACTTGATCTTCTTCAAATGCGTTTCAGAGTTTTGATTAATGGAGGGGCTTTACACGAAAGCTTTTTAAAGGTGTTGGAGATAACCCATGATTAAATTTAACATGAATGATTTTGTATATTTCAAACCTACTAAATTAGGTATAAAGATGTATCTTCATCACTATATGAAACAGAAATTACCTAACGGTATGGAATTACCAAAGCTCAAAGTTGATGAAGACGGATTTAGTCGTTTGCAATTCCATGAGTTTGTTAGAATCTATGGTAATTCTGTAAGTACTTACTTCTCTCCAAGAGAACCTATATTCGAAGATTACAATATTTATTTTAAAGAATAATTACAAAGAGGATGACTTTTAGTTGTTCTCTTTTATTTTGTGTGTATAATTGAATTATTAAATAACGTGCAGAAGCACAAAGGAGATAGAGATGAAACAACTGACAGTAACAAATCTAATTATTGGCAACAAATACAAGTGGAAATATGAAAATGACATTCTTATCTATGTTGGACAAGTTGGTCGTTGGAGTCAGTTTAATTTAGAAAAAACTGGTGAATTGTGGTGTGAAGTGCTAGATTCAGATTTACGAATGATGGAGGAAGTGCAATGAGTAAAGCACCTTTATGGATTTCAGGGTTTATTTGTATTGCAATTGTTCTAATCCCTTGGTTCGCAGGAGAACAACACCAAGACAATCTAAGGTTAGAAGCTAAGCACATTATGAAAAATCGTCAAACTTACGCTAAAGAGATTATTACAGCTACAAATGATTGTATAAAGTCTTCTGCATCTATCAAAACTTTAACAGCAGCAAGTAACGATCAAGCAGAAACAGTAGATGAGTGTTCAAAGTTCGCACAACAAACTTATGGAGCTTATTCTCCTTATGGTGAAGGTATTATCACAGAAGCAGCAGTAAGATAAGGAGACAGGTATGAAACTACCAACCCTCAAAGTTGATGAAGGTGGTTTTAGTTGTTTACAATTCCATAATTTTGTTTGTATCTATGGAGATGTTGTGAGTAATTATCTCTCTCCTAAAGAAGCAGTATTTGAAAGTTACAATATTTATTTTAAAGAATAATTACAAAGAGGATGACTTTAGGGTTGTTCTCTTTTATTTTGTGTGTATAATTGAATTATTAAATAAACGTACAGATGTACAAAGGAGACAGAGATGAATGAATATGATGCAAGAGTGATTGCACCACCGAAAGGTCGTGAGATTCTCGTACAAATTATCAGTAAGTATGGACACTCAGATTTAGAGTGGTATCCTGCTAGATTCGATGAAACAATTACTGGTCAAGCAGATTTAGCAGTGTTTGATGATTTAGATAATTATGTCGGTGATGTTTGGTTTTGGAAAGATTATGAAAATAGAGGAGAGGTAAAATGAAACATGATATTAATTTTATAAACGAGAACAATCATTGGCAATTCGATAGCATTGACTTTAAAGATAATTTGATAGCTTTTTACTACCTAAACCATAGAGACGAAGAACAATATGTAGTCTTTAAATGGAACGGTGTTATGCAAATCTTTAAAGATTATGATGATCTGTATGGAGAGTTTGTCAACCATAAGTTTATTGGTAAGATTACAATTGTACCTGAATTATCCGATGACAACTTAACCTTATTAGGTTATGATGAAGATAATGTAATCGAGCATTTAGCTCAACAATTCTATAATTTTGAGGAATAATAAAGATGAGTAGATTACAAGTTGGTGGGTTAGCTTTAACACTGGGTTCAAAAATATCTCCTAATAATATTGGGTTAACTGTAGAATTAACTGAGTTTTATCCAAACAGATATTGTGATGGTGTAGATTGGTTTTTGGTAAACAACTCTGAACTATTGGGTGCGAATTTAAAAAGGATTGGTTACGGTTACTTTCCTGTAAACAAACTGTTACCTTTAGGTGATGAACAAACACAAGAACAATTAAGACAAGAATTAGAACAAGCCGTAAAGAGGGATTTGTATGAAACAACAGATTAAGTTCTATTACAATACAGAGAACAAGAGGTTGTATAAGGTGGTTAATTGTAAACAAATTACAATGTGGTATAAAAGTAAAGGTGAATGGGATAAATGCTGTTCTACTGCTAGAGAAGTGCTAGAAGGTTACTATTCAGGTAGGTATGAAATGGTTAATGAATTTTCTTTAGGAGAGTATAAATAAATTATGCTTATAAACATCGAAAACTTCATAACCTACTTTAAAGATAGGGATAACCACTATGTTTGGTACAACCCTATTTGTTCTATAGGAGCTAAATACATCAACGGAGAGGTTTGGTATGAATGCTATTACTTACCTAGTAATAGGTTGTGTGTAGCTTATGATTATTCAACTAGAGATTTACGTGAACTGTTAGAATGGTGTAATTTAAACCTAAATACGAACTTTATATATTATTAGAATAATCATGTAGCATTTAGGTTTTGAAAGTCGAATTGTTTGATACTTATACGGAGAAGGTTATGACTAATTTAAAAGAGAATGGTAAAATACGCTCAACAAGAGTTCAGTATGTTGGTAGAATATTTAAATCTGCCAATTACGGGGATTTTGTGGTGTTAGAGTATGTAGATTGCTCGAATGTAAAGATCCAATTCATAGACACAAAAGTTGAGTGTTTTGTAAGTTCTACAGCAATTAAAGATGGAGGAGTAAGAGACCCATCTTTACCAAAATTTACACCTACTGGAAAACGAAAGAAAACATATAAACACTTAGGTAAACTGTTTTCCTCTAAAAACTACGGAGATTTTATCGTAGTTGGGGAGGTTTCATCGACACAAGTTAAAATAAGGTTTCTTAATACAGAAACAGAACAAATTTGTTCGAAAGGACAAATCCCGACAGGTAATGTTAGGGATTATAGTGTTGAGAAAATTGTAAAACCAAAAACCTTGAATACAGTTCACAAGGTTGGAGATAACGGAGGAGACAGAAAACTTATCGCTGAAAATTTTAAAACTTATCAAGTATGGGCATCTATGTTACAAAGGTGTTATAGTGAAAACAGAATCCTTACAATTACAAAAATATTCAGAAAGTTGTTTACAAGATACCTTGGTTTAGTGTATTTACGCACGCGTCTCCTTATATAAATAAAACTAAGGTTAAAACACCAGTAACACCAAGCTATATAGCTACCTATCCTTGTGTTATCTATTCTCTATTCTTTGATAAACCATAAACAGAAAAAGAAAATGCCTTGAATCATTAGCATTTAATGTAATTATCTAATCTTTAATTCTTTATAAATTAAGTAGTTATGTATTTTATTAAAATTAATATTAAAATAATGATAAAAAGATGAATAAAAGAGTTGACACAAAATTAATTAATTGTTATCTTTGTTTCATCGAAAGCAAACAATCTTAAACAGAAAGGAGATTAAGATGATTAAGTCAATCAAGAAACAAGTTATTCGCACAAACACAATGTGTTTTATTAATAGTAAAGGTGTAATGCACCTAACTACTTTGTTTTATGTGTCTAAATCCAGTCGAGAATCAACATTACTTGTTCATAATCAACATTATGGAATTTACTGGATTTAAGTTTTATTTTAGGATAACTTTTAAATAAGGTTATCCAATAAATGAATCTTTAATCAAAGCTCAATAATGAGCAATTTAAACAAAGTGAGGAACTAAAATGGCTACATTAACAGTAAAGAATGCTAAACTGGTGAAATGTATTGTGAACACCAATACATTGCAAGCAATCAAAGATGAGCAACTAACCGTAGTTGCAACCAGTGTCTTAGGGCGTTTACGTTTTCGTAGCGGTAGTACATATAATTGCTTTAATTTAGAAGTCAAGCTGAGTGACGGAACAATTCGACAGTTAGCTAAAGGTTTTGAGTCTTACGGTTATGATCGTGAATATGAAAGACGGGCGCAAAAGGTATTGGCTTTGCTTGACTTGCCTGAATCAATCGACTTTAGCCATAGCGAGTATGTAAAGTCTGCTGATATGTTTAACGTTAAGCATTATATTGATAATATTAATTGTGGTTGGTATCTTGACATATCCGATAAGGTTTAAACCAAGCGAACAAGGCAAGCCGATCGCAGAGAGTTAAGGATGAAGCGCAGTATGTTAAAAGTTACGTTATCAAATTATTATGTAATATATGTAAAATGCTTGGGTGAAGCTTTGGAAAAAGCTCATAAACTTGGTTTAAATGTTTAAGAGTTGAGTAACTGAAATGAAACAATTAATTGATCATGTACAATATGCAGTAAAAGGTGAAGTTAAAGACGGTAAGCAATACGTTTTGATTGAACATAGTGGAAAAACTCATACTCGTTTAATCAAGTATAAACCATTTAGTAATTATCCAATTGAATACATAAATTGGAACAACTCACAATACCAAGTAAATACAGTTAAAAGCTTGTACTGATTAAGGAATACGACATGACCAGTAAATATTTAGATGTATTTTATTTTATTAAAGACACGCAAAAAGGGACTACATTGCGTAGAACTGATTCAAAAGGAAAAATTTACTTTTACGCACATATCAATAATTCTACATGCAATCGTTTTGTTCGTATATCTAGACAAGAATATGATCAGATAGATCAGCATATTAAAGGTAAGAAAGCTTGTTTAACTACTTATTTTAAAGGTAGCAAGTTATATCAAGAACATTGCATTAGCTTTAAGGAGTAAACAATGGCTTTACTCATTAGAAGATGGGAACATAGATGCAAAGGGTGTTTGACGCAAGCATACTATACTGTTAAAGTGCTTGATAAAGGTCGAGTATTTAGAGCTTATCCCAGTGTTGATCAAACAACGTATGATATGCTTTTAAAGCAATATAACAATCATTCAATCATTGACTTTGTTAACGTATTGAATAAAACAGAATTAAGAAAGTAATTTAAGGATTAAGACAATGTTAACACTCTGCACGATAGAACAAGCTTACAAACAAGGTAAGACAATAGTAGTCTTTAATAAACAAGGTGTAAACACTACCACAATGCTTTATAAGTTGAATATCACTTGTTGTAAGTTGTTTAAAGGGATGCTAGACTCAATAGAGAATACAAATAGCATTGTTCGTATTGTTTAATTTATTAAAAGGGTAACGTTATGAATATTGATCTAATTATTAGCTTACTATGCTTATTCTTATTCATTGTAAGCTATCTAATCTTATCTAAAGCAGATAAGCAAGATAAGATTATGAAAGATAAACAAATTAGTAACTATTTAAGAGGGTATAACAAATGAATATACAACAACATAACATTGATTTAATACTAGCTATTGTCTTTGCAGTAGCTTTAATGCTAGTGATAGCTTTAGCTTACTTATCTTGTAAGGCTATAGCTAATAGTAAAGATATAGATAGTGATGACAAGGACATTGATTGAAGATAACACATACATATAGCACCAACACATAGGGACTAATAAGTCCCTTTATTATGTTCATAGGATTATAAAAATAGCACTAAGACAATAATATCTTTTGAGCATTCTTACGCATCTTTATAATATATTATTAGTTTATACTATTATTTATGATTGTTCTTAGTTAGTCTCTATTAGTTACTTATGTTTCTTTAAAGTCTTGTTCTGTTAGACAACCTTCTCTTAGACCCTTAGTCTATTCCCTAAGCTATACAAACAGTTACAGCACTGGTTATTTATAACAGTTGTTATAACTGGTCACACCTATGGCACTATTTAACCTTTATTCATTACTCTATATGATCAGTATAGTATCTTTGAGTAACTACTACATACAAGCATAAGATAAGCACTAACAAAGATAAGAGCATAAGCACACAACAAGATTCTATTCAGCTATGATCATTAGTTATGAGTAAGTATTAGCAAACAATAGAACGACCGGATAAGATCAGTGAACATATGTGTACTCAATTAAGATATAACTATTACTTATGATTTATCATTAATCCTTATGATAAGGTATAAGATAAATAAGAAATAACTATATATAAACCTATTGACACCAGCAGTATGATTAGAGTATATTTGTTATAGATATTTTAGAAAAAGAGCAGGGTAAGGATTAGGGTGATACTGCGCTGTTAAGCAGCACATCAGAGATACTAGATATTTTTATAAGAACTTATATGCACCAATACCTTAACAATAGAACAAGAACAATAGAAAACAATGAAAGAACAATAAGAAGTATAGATATTTTAGATGTAAATTTATTGTTATGAGTGCTAAGACGATAGAGATATTTTTGATACAACATTATATCTGATTATTAACTTATACTTAGTTGATATTTTAGGTACAAGATTAAGGTTATTATATTGTTATATTATATTTCTACTATGTAATTATTATATGCTTTATTTATTTGTGTGCTATCTTTTATTATTGTTTATTTATATCTTTAATACTACAAATATTATGATATTTCTTACCTCTAACACCTTGTCATATCTCTACTCTAGTGCTATACTTCTCTATTAGTCTGTAGTTTTAGTATATTTTAAGGTATCTTTGTCTAAAGAAAACCTGTTTATTCTTCTTATATATCAACTACATACAAGTCACTTTGGTTAGGGTATCTAACCATAATTCTTAAACAATTACACAGGAGTATCTCTTGGCAACACAAATTGAAATCTTAGACAGTATCATGGGCAGTAGTAAAACCAATGGAATACTTAAATGGATAGATGAAAACCCTAATGAAAGATACATCTATGTCTCCCCTCTTATCTCTGAGATAGATGATACAAGTAGAGTTATGAATGACCTTTTACATGTAACCTTTGTTCAACCTAGTTGTGATGAAAATACTAAATCAGAAGACCTACTTCTTAAACTTACAGAAGGTGCTAACATTTGCTGTACTCATTCTTTGTACTTGAATATGTCAGAAGAACATTTAGACCTAATTGATAAATGGAAATACATTGTCATCATTGATGAAGAAGTTGGTGTAATTGATGACTTCACTAAGTACACAACAGATGATCTTAAATACTTACTAGATAACGAAGATATTTGTATAGCAGATGAAGATGGTATGATTTCTTGGTGTGGTAAAGATGTTGGTGCTAAAGCTAAGTATAGATATTTTTATAACTTATGCAAAGCTAAGGCTGTATATTCAACCAAACGAAAAGATACAATGATGGTAACTCAATTACCTATTGAATTATTTACTCGTGCTAAGAGGGTTATCATTATGACTTACATGTTTGATGGTAATGTTCTAGATGCTTTCTTGCAACTAAAGAAGATTGATACCATACCATTTACAGAGGTTAAAACAAATGCTGTATGTAAGCAACAGATTAAAGATTTAATTGATCTACAACCTATCAACCGTGCTGTTAATCTTCTTGGTATGTCTTATGGAGATTATAAGAATAAGATTACAGTAAAGGATTGCACAACTATCTCTAACTATATTCGTGGTGTGTGTAGGAAGTATGATGCTAAGAGTATAGATGTGATGTATACATTTCCTAAGTCTTTACATACAACTACTCGTAAAGGGGGTAAGAAGATTTCTCCAATAGGATTTAGAGAATACAAGCTACCTAAGCTAGATGCAGATGGCTGTGAAGTAGTCGATAAACAAGGTAAGCAAGTGTTTGATAGTTTCCCTTGTTGGTTAGCTTCTAGTACAAGAGCTACAAATAATTATGCTTTTAAATGGTGTTTAGTGCATTGTTATAATCGTTTTCCTAACCTTGCTGTAGACTCTTATCTGACTGATTATGGTTGTAAGATTGATCGCAATGTGTTTGCTTTAAGTGAACTGTTACAATGGGTTTGGAGAAGTCGTATTAGGAAAGGAGAACCAATCGTATTAGCTATTGCTAGTAAGCGTATGCACACGTTGTTTGTTGATTGGTTAAATCAAGAGTAAAAGAAAGGGAGCTTAATAGCTCCCTTATTTATATCACCACTCCCTAGTAGGGTCGTTAGCTAGAATTAAATCACTAGGTTCTACAGAAGTCTCGCATTCATTAATAGTGCCTGAGTGCCAACTAACTAAGAACTTACCATCTTTAACCCCGATAACACAACCATGATCATTCAAATTATTCTTCTGTAACACACCATCTCCAATATGAACTTCTTGTGTCATTTCAATTTCAGATTCTTCTAGCATCTCCTTAACAAACTCTTTGTCTAGCAGACCATTTGTGAATTGGTGCATGATGTTTGCCATACCTTGACTCATTCCATGAGCATAAGCTTGTTCAGCAATGTCAAATTCACGTTTAGTTTTTAACTTAATTACATTTTTCATTTTGTTTCCTTTTTAAATAAATTGATTAAATCTTTTTCTAACAAGATAGGTTTGTTAAAAGCTTCTTGCATCTTATGTAAATCTAATTGCAAACTATCTACAGAATCCTCTCCAAAAGGTGTAATTGCTTCTTTAGAGTACATTGTAATATTTCCATTAGCATCATAATACACTTCATGAATTTGATAGTATGTTTGTGTTTCATTTTCATACACACGTAGTTCTCGTGGTAGTAAGTATTCTTTCTCAACAACACGGTAATTCCAACTCATTCTAAACCCTTCGCTTTAATTAATATCTCTGTAGCAACTTTTTGTAGCATTTTTACTATTTCTTCGTTGTCACAACCATCTGTCTTACCATACTCTAAAGTGCAGTTAACGTAACAACGTTCACCTTTTTCATCCTTATGACTTCCACATAGACGCAGCTCAACTAGAGGTTTACTGTCTTTATTCATTGTAAATCTCCTAAAGCTACTTTATGTGCCTGTTCAAGTACCCACATGTCGCTACCTAACTCATTACCCGTTGAATCAGCCACATCAAATGTATAACTATAATCATCGCAGTTAATGTATATCTTATTACCGTTTGGGTAGGTAATTGTATGACCATCAAACTCAATCAAACCTTGTTTCATATTAACTTCCTCGTCTATATTTAGTGTAATTACTTCTTCTCCTTTCTTCCAGTACTCAAGATATGTCTTAGACCCTACCTTAACATAACCTTGTGCTAGAAGCTCTTGTCGTTTCTGTTCGTTACTCATGTTTGTATCTCCTTATAACCACACCAAAACAAGAGTTTCATCTTTATCCTCTAAGAATAACTCTGTGCGGATGTAATAACCGCATTTATTTAACTTCTGTTTTACAAGTAACCTTTCAGAATTGCTGTACAAGGTTTTAGAATACTTCAATATACAGTGCGTGTGACCCTTAGAAGCTGCTTCTTTAACCCCCTTGTCTGCTATGAAAAGCATTCTTTCTACTGTTTGCATATTTACACTTATGTTTAAAGCCTGTGTTGCTGTAATCATATTAAACTCCTTTGTTGATTAATAGATTCTAGTTGTTCTATTCTTTTCTGTCAATACCTTATAAAGAAAAAGGACAACATTTCTGTCATCCTTTAAAAGTTATACGATTTTAGCACCTGATATAATTTTGATGAAGTGTCTTAACCCATCCCCAAGACTATAGTCATCATATTCACACCAATAAAACACTATACCGTATTCTTTATCTAAGTTTTCTACATACTGTTCATAAGTCCCGTTATAGAAACTGTCGTGACTGATGTTGGGCTGGTCTAGCCAACTCACAATTTGATTCAAATCTTCTTTTGACCCGTACTCAAAGACATTAGGCTGCACCATGTAGTTCTCAAGCATCTTCCAGTCAATGTTATCCTCGTCTTCATAGTCATCTTCTTCCTCATACTCGCACTCTGATAATATTTCTACAATATCTTTTTCAAAATACTCTTTACCATCCCACCCAACTTCGTGTAAACAAATAGTACCATCAGGTGTATCTGCGCCTACACACAACAGTAAAGGTTCTTCTACACCTTTTACCTTTACCATGTAACTGTTACCCCAGTTTTCTTCTACAACAACATCTTTATAATTCATTCTACTCTCCTTAAAGATTCCACTTCTTTGTATTTACACTAGTATATTGAATCTTATAAACACAAATACTAGGTTGCATACTATTAAACTTCAAACCTAAATTATTTACTATCTCAATTGCTTTCTGATCGTTAGGAGCTTCTACTTCAATAATGCCGTTAAGATCATTGTTGTAAATGTTAAATATGTATTTCATTACATCTCCTTATTTAAACTCAATAGTGTTTGTCTTATGACTATGTTCACCTATAACATCAAATACATAATACCCAACATCATAAACATCCCCTTTCACATACAACAAAGCACTAAAACAACCTTCTGTATCGTCTTGCTTACAAAGATCAGAGGAATAGTTGTACTTCTCCTTTAACCATGTTGTCATAGCAGAGTAAGATGCAAATACCCCTTCTACTGAATCAAACCCACATACGTCTGTTGTGTAAAGAATATATACTTTCATCTACCTTTCCTTACCCTTATTAAACATTACATTAAGGTTTAAACAAACAAGAACAATAAGTAAAGCGATAAACATAGTTAGAAACACTAATACAAATAAATCTAGCATTTACTTCTCCCCTTTACATTTATGATAAATTACTTCACTAAAACGTAAACTAATTTCTTCTTTGTCTTGTTTATCTTTATAAACAGGAAAGATATAAGCACCATTTACAATACTATCTAACAACAGTCTAAGTTGATATTCATCTTGATTAGTTGGGACAGGTGCTAAGTCTTTCTGTACTTCTTCTGCAATACCATCTTGTCTAGCTTTCATAGAAACATAAGCAAAACCTGCAATATCTTTACATAAAGTAAGTTCTGTACCCTTATTACCTAAATAAACAGAAGAATTATCTGTAATGTTAGCGTATACGGGAGAATATTGACAAGAGACAAGTAAAGTAGCTAATAAGCTAAGTATTTTAAGTTTCATTGTATCACCTCCAATGAAGTGACCATTTCTTTCAAAATACCTTTCAATTCTTCTCTTGTATAATCTGCTGAACATACTCCATTCATCTCTAAAAACACAAGGTTTTCGTTTGAATCAAAATGGATTGCAAATTCACCGTCACTGGATGTACCTATTTTTATAATCACACCACTTCTCCCCACTTAATACCCATAAAACATCCATCTTTTACATCTAGTATCTTTGTGAACTTGTCGGACTCACAAGTAGGGTATTCTTTATACACCCAGCATTCAGAACCATCATATTCTTCACGTTCTAACCAAAAATCTTTTCCAACTATAAGTAAGCTTGATTCAATCTCGTTGAAACCAAACCCATTATCATAATTAAAGTTAGCAATAGAAGCAAAGTCATCCCATGTTGTCTTTTTAAATTGATCACCAACCCATAAAACATCTTGTGGTGTTTTACCATTACGTTTCAATACTCGCAATGTTTCTTCAAGTAAGTTAATCATTATATATCTCCTTTGTTTACTATGTTTGTATATCTACAGATATAGACTATAAACGTTTTAGTTTTGGTTGTCAACAGTTAATTGCTCAACAATAATACCATGTTCTTTTAAGAGTTGAATACCTGTTGTATCTCGATATTGCTCTTTGAACACTAATCGCTTAATTCCTGCTTGAGCTACCATAGCACTACAAGAAGTACAACAACTGAGTGTGGTATATAGTGTAGCACCTTTAACAGAAACACCTTGTCTAGCTGCGTGTAAGATTGCATTTAATTCTGCATGAAGTACAACCTCTAATGTTTCTGTCCCTGTCTTAACAATTTCAGGTTTGTGCCCAAATAAAGATACCACATTGTAAGTATCTTTTTCGCATGTGTTATCCCAACCGCTAGGAGTGCCATTATACGCACTTAAAATTACTGATTCAGGTGTAACTAAAACACAACCTACTTTCTTTCTAACCGCACGTGATAGCGTAGAAATATTTTCAGCCATATTCATGTAGCATTTATCTAACTGTTCTTGTGTTGCCACATCACTTCTCCTTAACTTTGTTTTTGAATCTTAATACCACTCAACGAAAACTCCTTATCATTAATCCTGATATAGAAATTACTAAAACTACTAACACCTGAACTTAATACGTTGTTAAAGTAATTCCAATCATCTTTAGGTAGGATAATTACGATTTCATTCTTATCTTTACCTAACCTCGACATAGAACCATTAACTTGTAGTAATGCTTTCCTAAGATCGTTTAGAGCTTCTATTTCTTTAGTTTCCATGTCCCTTCCTTATGTTCTTTAAACGCAATAAAAATGTTAGATGTGTGATCTTCATACCAACTATTTGACGGACATACTAATTTAACATTGTCTTTATAGTAACTACCACTTGAAATAATGTACCAATCTTCTGTGAAGTGACCGCAAGGTAATTGTATGTGTCCTCTTAACAACTTGGTTTCATCTGAATCAATAAACATGACTTCGTCTTTATCTTTATAACTACTAACCCACCTTCCATACCATAATCTCATATTAATCTCCTAGATTTTCTTAAACAACAAGAACAATAAACGTTTCCAAAACGAAAGGTTTTCATAAGTGTAAAGTAGACTATAGCTCTTAGTTAAACTTCTTTCAACCTTACTTAGATATTCTTTAAGTTCTTCGTGTTCTCTGTTCAATTCTTTGTGCTTTGATGTTAGGTCTTTTAACTCACCTTTCAGCTTATCAGAATCAATCATTAACAACTTACGAATCTTTGGGTCAAAAGCTACTAAATCTTCACTACAAGAAGATTCTCCATAACCTATATCGACACAATTAACATATCGTTCAACAGGAACAGAAACAACATCTACTGTAGCACTAATGATAAAATCATCACTGTAGCTAATATGAATAGGTTGTTTTATTGAACTACATATTTCGATACGATCACTTGAAGTAACAACCATTTCTTCCTTTAATGTGTATAATTTAACGTATTGCATTCAGTACACCCATCCCTTGTTGTAACTTACCATCCAACACAACCCAAAACTCATCAGTAGACCATTCTCCAATGTGTTCACCATTTCGAATTAGTTCATAACAATACTTTTCAGAAACATAATCTTCATCGTCTAGATCGAGTTTTTGTAATTCATCATAAGTGTAATTTACACCTACCCAATCGTGAATAAACTCTTGCAACGAAGTGTAAACTTCTGTGTGTAACTCATGCTCGTCAAAATCTGAGTGTACATGTAGTATTTGCATTTTAATCTCCTTTACCAATAACAATCTTAATCTTACGTTCTTTATTGCACTTCTTACAAACTTCGTAGTATTCATTAGTTAAGAAGCTTTCTTCTTGTTCATACCAATGAAAACAAAACAACCTTTTCAAGAATCGAAGTATCATAACTTAACTCCTCTGTTGTATTAATTCTAACTCAACACGTTCAAAGTTATCAAGTACTTTATCAACACTATTGAAATCATCTAACCAAAAGTGTAAATGATTAGTAACATCGTGCATATGATAAATTGAATCTTCTTGCTCTTTAGTTGGTATAGGTAACATACTTTCTAAGAACACATAACGTAAATCATAGCCATTATCCTGAATCATAATTAAGTCATTTTTATCTGCTGCTAATACAGAAATAAAACCCCTTAAATATAGTTGTTGATAAAGGAAAGCTGCTTCGCTATAAGCTTCTTTCATTCGTTTATCAAAGATAATTACAAATACTTTACCTTTTAAATTACTCATTTCAATCTCCTAACTTAAATAAATATAATCATCGTTTGGGTTTGTTTTTAGTTTAATCTTGTAAGTAGGTAATACTACAAGATCACTAATAGCAACAACACTCCACTTCTTATCAAACCAAGAGTCTTTAGTATATTCTTGTGGTGCGTAGTCAACAACCCAATAGACATACTCTACACAAGATACTAGTTTAAGTAAGCTAAACAACTCCAACCTCCAAGTATAAGGTTTCTCAACTTTCTTGTAATCTTTCCACATTTTATAACAATCTTTCAAGAATAACTTACGAATATGCTTATCTTGATTGTTTTTAACTTTAACTTGTAAAGCTCGTTGTTTCTCTTGGTCTACAATATCTTTAATGTTCATACTACGTCTCCGCATCATCTAGTGTAACAACAATCATGTAGATAATTTTACGTCCAAAACCTTCACCACCTACAGCACAACTACAAGATTGCTGAACAATCGTATGTTTCGTATCTCTGCAATGTTGGTTTATCGCCGCATCTAGGATATAAGAACTCGAACCTTCAAAAACTTTAATATATTTCATAATTACTCCATACAATAAAAAGGATGCAGCAAGTTTACCTCGACTACATCCTATATGTCAATATTAAGAAGGAATAATTTTCTTATAGATTGGTTCTTCTCTTTCTGATTCATCAACTTCGTTTTGCATTGCTTCCATTTCTGCAATATATAACTTCTGTTGATGTTCTACATACTTACCTAACCGTTCTTCAATTTCATCACGATCGAAGTATAAGTCTAGACCATCTAGGATTCGCAGTAATTCAGCATCAGTCAAGAACCCTGTGTATCGGTTCTTCATCATCCGATGAATTTTCTTACGTGTATGTGCAGCATATTGATAAATCTCTTGCTCCTTTCCAACGTACCCACTGCTGCTGGTATGAATCATCATGTCTGCTTCATCGCCTAAACTGTACGAATGACATGCTAGGAAAACCATAGTAGCAGCACTAGCACAACTACTCTCAATAACGCCATGTACATGCGCTTGACTTTGATTAATTGCATTGATAATCACATTTGCAGAGGACAATAACCCACCACCTGAATCAATTCGTATCACAAAATCGTCATTCTCTCCTGCACTTCGCAAAGCGTCAATCAATTCAATATAACTAGATGAGTCTTCAATATCACCAAACAAGTGATACTCATACAAAGTGTTTGTTACTTCTTTTCGTAGTAAACGACTAGGTTGGTCAATAGTCGTTGGTAGAAAATCAAATTCATCTTGATTCATCTTAGGTTTGTTTAATAGCTTCTTCATATTTACTCCTTAACATCTTGTGGTAGTACAACATAAACTAATTCACCTTCTAGGGAAACTTGTTCATCAATCAAATCATAAATATCTTGTTGTACTTCGTCTTTATCTCGATCATCCCAAGCACCTAACGGCATGCCAAGCTCGGATTCAAGATTATCTAAATCTTCTAAGAATTTGTTGTAAGACTCTTTAGGAATTAACTTCTTACCCCCTTCACCAGTTTCCCACAAGACATAGAGTTGTTTAACCTGATACATTTAAACCCCCTTTAATAGTTTACGAACAATTGTTGCAGCCTTAATCTCGTCAGTGTACCCTAACAACAAACCATCCAGTTCATCAATTTCTTTTTCGGTGATAAAAGGTTTAAATTCGCCATCAAAGAATTGTATGAGTTTTTCATATACTTGTGTAGTTTCTTCTAAATCTTTTGGTGTGATACTACGTAACGTATCTGCAACCTGTTGTGGTGTAAACATAAAACCTCCTTATTTAATCAATTCAAGTAATGGGTATACAACATACAAGAAGTATAATGCAGTAGTCATTTGTAATGTAATACCAAATAACTTCCCAACTTTGTTAGCGTTAGTATCTTTTGCAACAACAGTACGATAGAAACCTGAAAGGACACTAACGAACGTAGTAGTTACTAAATACCAAAACACAATATAAATCATTTTAAATCTCCTTTATCATCCCAAAATATTTCAATTCTCCACACTCTCTAGCTACCACAGCATCTTCAAATGTTTCGTATCTTCCCAAATGAATATTTTTCCTATCTTTCATAATATAAGCTGACCATTTCAGTTCGGTTTTATCCCAAGATACTCCTGTTCTACCTGATGTGTTATTCGAGCTTAAACGTGTATTAAACCCTTGCAAACTTGCATCTGCCCACCTACAGTTTTCTTTAGAGTAATCACCATTCACATCAATACGATCAAGTGTAAGTGCTTTTGGTTTTTCACCCATGTCCTTTAGAAAATTCTCAAATCCTGTTTCACCTAACCAACGATTACAAATTGTAATACCACGACCACCGTAATTAGGATAACCTGATGAGTTTGGGTTATTACATCGTTGCAACATTCCCTTCCATACACCATATGTTTTAGTATTTGCAGCACCATGTGTAACTATCTTTTCTCGAAGTTTGTCTAGTCGATAACAACCACAAGAGTTTGTTGTTCCTCCTTGTAATCCATCAACACGTACAGTCTTAACAACTCCACAAGAACATAAGCATTCAACTACCTTCCTACCGTTGATATTAAAAGGTTCTTTAACTACTGTCATTCGGCTAAATACATCACCAATACTAACTGACATAACCACCCTCTCGTTCAAATGCAATAACAAGTTGTTTTACCATTCCTGAGCGAACAATATCATCATGATTAAAACGTACAACACCAATATCTTGTATGTAGTGTTTTTGAACTAAGTTTGTGAACCACTCTAAACCGTTGTGTTTTGTGTCCGATTGAGCGCAATCGCCTATCATTACGCAGCGACAGTTTTCACCAAGTCGTGTACTGATTGCTTGAATTTCACCAATAGTTGTATTAGAACACTCGTCTACAATTAAAATACAATTATCAAAGCTTCTTCCACGAATGCTTTCTAAAGGTGCTAACTCAATCTTATCTGCCAATTGTAACTGCTCTTCAACCATTCCTTTACCTAACACTTCTGATAAGTAGCCGATCATAGGTAATACAAACGCACGTAACTTTTCAAGATCAGTATTAGGTTTAAACCCTGTTGTACGCCCTGATACAGCAACATAAGGACGAGTAATCACAATCTTTTGAATATTACCTGATAGAAGTTCAGATGCAGCGTAATAACAAGCTAAAAATGATTTGCCACTCCCCGCACTACCACTACCAATTGTAATAATATTCTCTCGCATACTCTTTAAGAACAACTCTTGGTTTAGTGTCTTTGGTTGAATGTGAATTGACTTACCTCTCGCTAGACGATCTTCTTCCCACTTTTGCTTAGGTTCACTACCACCAACACCACTCTTTTTATTTTCACGGTTATTAGTATTTCTATCACCCCGTTTACCAGTACCTTTGACTCCACGATCCCCATGACCACTAAAGCGATTAGCATTATTTGACATAACTTATCTCCAAATTTGTTTTTACATTGAAGTTAGAAATTAGCACAACTAAATATGATTAACAAGTAGTTGTGCTTAAATAAATTAAATTACTATGTAGCCTTTTTAGCTGCTGTACGAGCTGTTTTAGGCTCTGTAGCTACAGGAGTAGCTTTAGGGGTACTAACATCGCTTGTAGGAGCTTTTAGAGGGGTTTCTGTTGATGTTTCAGGGGTACTGTCAGGTAAGTTAACATGATTCCCTTCAATGTCAATTCGATAACCGTGTCGTGGTACTAGAATTGCTGTGTAGTAACTTGTAAAACCACCAGTAGGTAACTTATCGTTTTCTAAACTTACTGTAAAACCTTTTGCTCCTAATTCACACAACTCATATGCAAACTCATGTAAAGAATATGCAATCACTGATACTGTGTTATCAGTGTTTAATTCATGACTCATTGTTTATTTCCTCTTGTTTAAATTTATTTTAATCTGTTAGTAACACTTTATAGTTGATTAGTTTACCATAGACACGATCATCAATCTGTCCTTTCCACCTCTCAGCAAGTTCTTTAGCACGAAATTCTTTGGTTTTCTTGTACGCTAGAAAAGCTTCCCATTCGCTATCAAATCCACCAAGATTAACATTCTTTCCGTCAATCTTTATCATTGACACAAATCTGCTCCTCTTCTTACACCAAGAAACACCTATTAGGTACTTACCTCTAATAGTGTTAGCCTTTGTTAGAAAACCGTTTATCTCGTTAGGCACAAAACAACAAGTGTACTCTGAGTATATCTTGCTGCCTTTGAGTAAGAGATCTTTATCTAGTTGAAAACTCTTACCTTTAGCATCTTTACTTGTAAAACCAACTTGCTTAGAACACCAGTCTTTGAAGTTACTTAGAATTAAGAAGTTTTCAGAAACTTTACAATCACGATACGATGGTCGTTTTAGTAGCTCTTTTTCACTGTAACACCTACCTAGCATGTTTATCCACAGTTTGTATTCTTTGGTAAGTTTCCCATTTCTTGTACTCTCAATATCGGTTAACCCAACACCATAAACCATCGACATTTTCTCACTCCTCTTGATTTAAGAAATGACTAAGTCTCCTAATACCTAATCACATTAACCATTGTAATACACGAATTTATATTTGTCTACATGTTTTAGCACAAATAAATGAAAATATTTAACTACAACACAAACAACAACTTAACCATCGTTACAAAAAATAAGACTTGACAAGGCTTGACACAGGGGTTATATTTAAGACATGGGGTTGGGGTTATAAGATATTAATTAAAACAAAATAAATTATATATTATTAGAATCCTAGACTTACTAGGATAAGAGAAAAGATATATATATATTAAATAATAATTATATACTTACTTAAATACATATAAAGAATACTTATAGTATATTATTAGTATATATTAAATATACACTTAAAGAATTACATTTAGTATTAGATATTAATTATAATATACTTATATAAGAATTATCTATTAGAACAGTAGATTCAATTAGTTTAGATGATATAAGAATACTTGTTGGTGCTATGTTTTCTGTTTGTTGATCATCTTTTGTGTTAGGTTCTTGTTTGCTACCTTGTTTGCACTCAATTAGACCATAGTCTGACTGTAGTCACTACTGTTTGAGGTGCAAGGGGTTTAATCTTATTTGTTGTTGTTGTACTGATCTTAATCTTGTTTTGGTGCTAAATATCCCTAAATCAGTTGGAATTGTTGTTAATTTATGCAAATAACAATAAAAATCTTAATTATTTTGTGTTTTGTGCTAGAAAAGGGGTAGACAAAATCGAGATGTGATGTTATTCTTAACTTATACCAACAAGAAAACATACTAGTTAATTCTGTTGGTAAAGGTGTTAGATCGGAGTTCTCCTTCTCCCTCACTAACTGTGAGTCACCACCTCACAACTTCTAAATCACTGTGTTGGCAGAGAGAATATGCAACGGAATTCTACTCCGTCTCAGATAGGTTTGAATCCTATACACAGTGATTTGTAAGAATATCTCCTATGTGGTTTCCCTAATCAGAAGGAATTAATCTCCTTATACTTTTGGTTAGCTAGGAAAGCTAGATAATCCTAACTAGCACCTTACTACTACAACCACGAGGAAAATAAATGTTATATATTAAATCCATGAAACAAGATGGTACTTATCAACTCTTAGAGGCTCAAGACTATATTGAGTTTATTAAAGTTGATAAACCTGAGATTGATATTCAAGGTGTTGAATTAGTTTACACATATTATGATAACTTTGATAATCTACAACAAGGAAGACATTGGTTAGATGGTGATGTCTTTATCATGAATGAGAGTGGAAATACGATTAGCTCTTACCAATACAAAGTCAAAAAAGAAAAGAATTTAGATGTTTATGTCGGAGATCGTTCCGAAGATGAGTTAAATTTCTATAGTGAATATGCTAAAGATAAACGTCCTAAAGGAAAAGACTAGCAACTAATTTAAATTTATTGGAGTAAATTATGGATATTATAAACGAAGGTTACGGTTTAGGTAATACGTTGTAAGTTGAAAACCTCTCAGACATATTTGAGATAAGCAGTTCTTACAATGTTAAAAAGGGTGTCTCACTACCCCACCTACCCCGATAGACGCAAGAGCTTCGGTTATTGTGGTGTTAAAGGTGAACTAAACTAGCGTGATGACTAACAGGGGGGTCTACCATTCAGAAATGTCAGTGTAGATTAAGGTTATGTTGCAAGTCTAAGTAAAGGGTTAAGACTTCTCCCCTGTACACAAGAAGTCACTTAATTTAACAAATATGTCTTGTAACTGTTAACAGTGCTGATCGGCAGTAAGGGTTACACATCCTGACAAGACATATCAAATACTAGGTTTGTGTTTGCAAGCACATAAGAGTCGCCTGATAACAATGGCAAATCAGAAATGATCAAGACCACCTAGTTACTAACCCTGAGAGTATGGTTATAAGATCAGCTCTCCATAAGCAACCTTACACAAGAACAAGTTTCTCTGTTTGGATTGTGGGTGAAGTACAGCCTTTCAAATGTACAATACTGAATACTTCTCCCCGAAGTAAAGTCTCTTTAAGAGACATTGATGACAGGTGTTAAAGTCTATAAAACACAACTTAATCAAACAATCACAAGATGATGCTTAGTATGTACACCGTTATCCTTGCATACATAAGCTCTAAGTTAGGTGATCTGCTAGGTGTAAGTAGAAGTAAGAGGAAGTCCTAGAGGCTATTGAACGAACCGTTAGTACAGACATTCGTGGTTGTACCGAATCAGCTAAGTTCAACATACGCCTTACTTGTTTGATTAGATTTTAAAGAGGAGCAATGCTTCTTTCGGTTCATTCAGTTGTTTGACAATCTGTCCAAGTGCATAGATTTAGACTGCATGTGTAACTATTTGCAATGTCGTTACAGATTGCTCCTTCTTTAAGATTTAGAATTAATAAACAAATATAATTAAGAGGTGTTATGTGCGTTGTCAGTGCTGTGATAGAATCTTGTCAAGAACAACAGGTAAACGTAAATTAGAAGACGGAACGACGATTGAAGAGACATTCTGCAATATCTGTAGAAACGAAGTAAATAAAATATTACGTGATGCTGAATATTCTAAGAACTATAAGTTTGAAGGGATTGTAGAACAACAAATGTATTTTGGTTGTGTAACCCCTCAGAAGAATCCAATTTATTAAAGTTTTGTCAATTATTGTTACCAATCTAGGCTAGAGATAAATAAACTCTGTGTATCCGTAAGTGAGTATGACAACTAGATACAATACTCATTAATCTTAATTGACAATTCAGTTTGCAACAAGAAGACTCATTGAATAATGAGCATAACAACAATAAATAAAGAACTTAGCAAATAAGTTCGATAGTTGTGGAGAGGGGAACAGCTTATGTGTTCTCAGCATCAAGGCAGGTTAGCGTGGCTATTGATGTGTCTATTACGATAAAGGATAATACATGGCTGCCGTTTATAATTTCTCAATTGAAAAAAGCATACCTTTTCAGAAAATGATTCTTTTGAAGAACTCAGACAACTCTGTAAAAGATTTGACAGGGTATTCTGCTAGAATGCAAATCAAACCTTATAAGGGTTCAAAAGAACTTCTTCTTGATCTAAGTACAACAAATTTAAAACTGCACATAGATATTCCTACTGGGGCTATAACCATCATTTTAAGTAGTGACGACACAGATTTATTATATTACACAAAGTCTGTATATGACTTGATTCTTATTAAAGAAGAAAAAACCTTTAAAGCATTAGAAGGTAGTATTAAAATCAGTATGGGAGTAACTGAATGGAAGACTTGATCGTAGTTATTGAAGAAAGTTTACCATCTGTAGTAATTTCTGTAGTAGATGCAGATACAAATATCGTGATTCCTCCAAACACAAACACTAATTCATTAGGGTCTTTATCTGATGTAAATACTTCCTTTGCTCAAGATGGTCAAGTACTAACTTTTCAATCAGGTGAATGGGTTGCTGAGAATATCACTGATGACTCAATTACTACCCCCGTTGATGGGGGCACTTTTAACTAAGGAATAAATATGGCACGTATTCAATTACGCAGAGGTTTAAAGGCAAATTTACCAACATCGGGTATGCTCGCAGGTGAAGCTCATGTAACCACAGATCGGGGAACATTACACGTTGCAACAGACGCTACAACTAAAATTCCTGTTGTCCCTGCAATTGACGATTTAACAACATTAGCATCTGTAGATGGGTCTTCTGATTTACTAATTATTCATGATGCTTCTGCAACTGGTCAAAAAGAAAAGAAAATTACTTTTGATAGTTTTAAAACAGCACTAAATATTCCTACTGCAAGTACAGACGAGAAAGTTGCTGTTGTTGCAGGTGCTACATCAGGTTATATTTGGGGAACAGATGGAACTGATGGTGTGCTAAGAATGAACTCTAGTATGCAGTGGTCTAAGGATGCAGGAAACGGTTTCGTCACCCTAGCTGTTGGTACAGTAGATGGTGGGGTATTCTAGTTAATATATGGCTACGTTAATTACAAAAAAGAGCAGTACATTTGGAGTTATCCCAAATACTAGTCAGATAGAAGTTGGTGAATTAGCTGTTAATACGGCTGATGGTAAGCTTTACACTAAACACACTGATGATACGATAACAACTGTAGGTTTTAATCTAATCCCTTATGAAGTTGATCTAGGTAATAAACCAAGAAAAGAATTTAAATTCACCATCACAGATTCTAAGATTCTAGCTACATCTAAAGTTGTAGTTTATCCTGATGGAACTCCTGCAACAAATCGAGGAACAGATGACTGGGAATGGGATACAGCACAATTTGCAGTAAAAACTAACAACGGTTCATGTACAGTGTATTGTATTTTTACAGGAAAAGTAAAAGGCAATCGTAGAATACTGTACGTTATTAATTAAATAGAGGATTGACATGGCTTTAATTGAAACTGGTGATAGTTCAACTGGTGTTGCTAACGTAGATAGTAATTTTAATTTAAAAGTAGCACTACCTTCCGTAAAAGAACAGGCAGGTTATGTAGGGATTGCAGGATTTGCAGATGATGCAGGGAATGTACGAATTCCCGTAGGAGCTAGCTCACAAGGTTTGTTAGGAACAGGAGCAGTTCAAGTAGACTTTGAACAAGGTTTTAGTGCTTCCGCTATTTCACCTTCTATTTGGTCTCAAGTTCTAGGGACGATGACAGTTGGGGTAGCAAATAACTCTATTACATTAAACTCAGGTAACTCCGTAGCATCAGCAGCAGTAGCTCGTTTAGTATCTTACCGACAAGCTAAGACTCCAAGAGGTTCGGATAGAATAATCGCTTGGCGTATGATGCTACCTAACCTTGTAGCAGGAGCAGTAACAGAGATTGGAGCATTCGTTGCTACAGGAGTAACCTCCCCAACATCAGGGTCTTTCTTTAGGTACGGTTCAGATGGAACTTTAAGAGGTGTATCTGTTTCCGTAACGGGTACAGAGTCAACTACAAGTGTTATCCCTACTCCAAGTTTAAACGCAGCACACGACTATGTAATTTGGATTATGGGGAAAGCTATTGTATTTCAGATTGACGATGTTGTTGTTGGAAGTATTCCACTAGGAATTACAGCACCTAGCCCTGTTACCTCAGAATCATCTCCATTTTGTGCAAGATTATATAACGCCTCTGCAACAGCTACAGCACAACAAGTTTACTTGCATCGTTGTGTAGGTGCTTTGTACGGTGGAACTTATGGTTACGACAGACAATTCCTAGCTGCTCTAGGTGGAGATATCGGTTCTCAAGGTGTCGTAGGAGCAGGAACAGGGTCTCTTGCTAACTGGGCAAACTCTGCTGCACCTGTATCAGCTACATTATCTAACACAGCAGCAGGTTACACTAGTCTTGGTGGACAGTTCCAATTTACAGCAGTATCAGGTTCAGAAACAGATTGTGCTTTATTTGCATTCCAAGTACCTACTCAAACCGCAACAAATCAAGGTAGAACTTTGGTTGTACATGGCGTTAACATCGGTACATTTAATATGGGCGCAGCAGTAGCGACAACCCCTACATTACTACAGTGGGGTATTGCTTATGATGGTACAGCAGTATCTTTAGCAACAGCAGACTCAGCGTCAACTAAAGCTCCAAGACGTGTACCATTGGGTTGTCAATCACTTCCTGTCGGTTTAGCGGTTGGAGGCAGTGTTCCTGATTTACGTGTTGATTTTAGGCAACCTTTATCTGTAAACGCAGGAAACTATTTGCATATAATTTTAAAGATACCAGTTGGGACGGCAACAGCTTCTCAAATTATTCGTGGTGTTGTTTCAATCAATGCAACTTGGGAATAGTCTCAGTCGTTATAAAAAATATTTAAGAGCATAAGGAATTGCTCTTATTAAAACAATTAAACATTTAAAGATTTCCACAAATAGGAAAACTATTGAAATAGGATAAGACATGCCTGCTACAACATTCGTCCTTACAGAAACCCCTGTTCAAATATTAGATGGTACTAGATCAGCATACGTCCAAGAGACTATTGGTAAAGGTACACGATATACAGTTTCAACCACTCCCCCTAACATTGAAGAAACCCCTTATTGTACAATTTTAAGAAATGACTTAAATGTAACAGCAGGATTCCCAATTTGGGCATGGACACCAACAACAGACAATATAACAATTACCGTGTTGATCTCAGAACAACCACTTTAAAGGAGTTAGAATAAATGATTACAAGTGGTGGTACGACAACACTAGGTTTATACGATAACGCAAGTGCAATACAAAAGAAAGCAGATATTACATATGTAGATAGTATGGTTGGTGCTATTGCAGGTGGACATAAAGGTTACGCTACATTAGCTTTAGCTACAGCAGCAACTTCTACACTCCCTGCTAACACTGTAGTAGAGGTTACAAACGATAGTACCTCAACAAACAATGGTTTGTATTTATGGAACGGTACAGTATTAACTAAATCAAACTATGACCCTTTAACACAAGCTCAAACGTACACAAATAACTTAGAATTTAATAGAACTCAAAACCCTAACAAGCTTACATTAGATCAAGTGTTGTTTAACGCACTACCTACATCAACAACAGGTACAAGAACATTTGTTTATCGAAACAACATTAAACAGATGAAGCTAGTAAGTGCATCTACAGGTGGTTCAATTATCACTTATTGGGATTTTGATGCTAGCCTATTTACTCGTGACTTTTCAGCAGCGATTACTGTAGAGGATTTAACAGCAGGGAGTAACGGTTACATTGGTATCCAACAACTTAATAGTAGTAACACTATTATTAGTTCTACTTATGCTATTACAAGCGCATCAGCAGCAGTGCAGAAACAAACATTTAAAGTAAACGTAGGGTCTGTAACGGTTGGTGCTGTAAAAATTCGTTTGATTATAAATATGCAAACAACTAGCACTAGAGAGATGTACGTTTATAATCCGTTTATTGCAGATGGTACATCTACTGATTTTATTACCCCTGTGACAGATTTTGGAAATGAAATAGACTTGACTAATGCAGCCGTAGATGTGTTAAATTCTGCCTTTACAGAGAACGTAACAAATAACTTATATAACCCAACATTAGCTACAAACGGTGTTATTATTAGTTACGCAACAGGTAACACATCTTCATTTGCAAACGGTATTTCTCTTGGTAAGCATAATGTTACGGCAGGTAACACGTACATCTTTGCATTACCTTTAGATCAAGGGTTTACATTCACTAGAGCAATTTACACATACGATTCGAATGGTGTGTATCTTGGTGTAGATCACTCTATTCCATCCGCAGGTGAGTTAGTTAATCCAAACCCTCCGACAGGTATTGCTTATTCTGATGCTGATAGGACTGTTAAGTTTACAATCCCTGTAGGTTCAAGTATTGCTAAAATAGCAATGATGACGACCTATATAACGCATACAACTGATGATTTTGATAATCTTGTTAATAATACTAAGTTAGAGATTGGTTCTGTAAGAACAGCTTTTACACCATACACAGGTTCAAGCACTTATCTAGTATTAAAACCTTCTTCACTCCCAACAACATCTTCACAAGAAGCTACTGTTTCAGGAGATATTTTCACAGTAACAATCAGTGGAATAGATGCGTACATCAGAACTAAATTCACTAGCTCTTTAGATTTGGTACAACAGATTAGATATGGAGCAAACAGTCTTTGGGTGAATAACGCAATAAACCCTCAAAACGTTAGAACCATACCATCAAGTACTTCTAGGGACGGAACTGTTATTGCTTTTGCAACAGGTACATCTCTAGCTGCTTTGGGTGATGATGCAGCACCATTGTATTATAATGGTACATATATCGGTGCGAATCACGGAGCTTTAATTGTACAAGAAATCACAATGACAGCTCACGGTAAGACTTTTGTTGATGTAGGGTCACAATGGACGCAAGGTGCAAATACTTGGACTATTGTAAGGGTTGTTGATGTTAACAAGCTTTGGTTAGTAAGTCAAAATACAGGTTCAACATATTGGCAGTTCGTTACAACATCTTTAAATGGTTTAACTCTTACGCATAGCACAGGTGCAACTAATACATCAGCGATTACACCAACAGCTTCATCTTTGACGCAATTCTATCCTTCTGTGAATAATCACAGTAAAAAGATTATTGCAGACAGTTTTATAGAGCTAACAGAAAATGGTGTATACGATGTTAAGTTTGTAGAGTTTGTTGATAATTACGATATTATGAGTGTACCTGCTACATTGACGTACTTACAAGCAAACGTAGGAACACCTACCGAACAAAATTTAAGTAACACAAACATTTCATCTGATGTACGAGTTAGTACAGTTTATCGTTATAGTCTCAACGGAAGTTGTACTGTTAATACTCAATTACAAACCAAATCTGCACTTAATTTTACCTTCTCAGGTATTACACAAGCAGGTGCTTTAAATTATTCAGGTAAGTCTCTACTTTACTATGTTCCAAGAATGAATACAGTAACAGTAGGTTCAAATACTTACAATTTAAGTAATGTTACTGATGTTACTTCTGTAACAGATATTATCTACTTACTTAAAGCAAATTGGACAAGTGCTACCAACCCACCTGATCGTTTAGCTCACATCGTTAAAAATGGTAGTGTTAAAGAATTTGGTCATGTTGTAGGGTATTCATTAGAAAGAGGAATCACTAAACCAAGTTTACGTCAGAACGTTAATGATGCAGGTTTCTTTAACGGTGGTACTAAAAAAATGTACCCTAAAGCTATAACCTCTAACTTATATCCAAGTGGTTTAATCCCAAGTGGTACTGTTGTAAATGCTGTTGCCTATAGGTCTGTTTATAGTTCTAGTGTTCTTCCCGAAGCTACTGTATATACGTGGTATGCTGATGGTGATAGTGTCAAGGTAGTGCTAGATATTCATCAGAACGTTTCAATGTTAAAACTACCACTACCACAAGATTTTGCAGGTAAATCTGCTACTTTGATTGATACTCACGCAAACTTTACACTACACAGTGAAATGGTGAGTGACGGTGGACTTTTATGTTCTGTTGTGAATAACTACGCAACAGTAACTATCAAATTAACATAGGAGTTAATTATGCCTTTTGAAAAAGGAAAAAGTGGAAACCCTCACGGAAGACCAAATGCTAAGGACTTGGTTAATCCCAAGTCTCTTACAGGAAGTGAAGTAAGAGAGAAAGAGTTAAAGCAACTACTTCGTAGGTATAAACCTTTAGTTGCTAAAGCTCTAGCTAATGCAGAGAAAGTATTGGATAGCGAAGGTGCATCAGAACAAGGGAAGTTACGAGCAACAGCTTTAATCCTTGCTGAATACCCTAAGTTACTAAATGAAGCTTATGGTAAAGAATCTAACAGTTCAGAAGAACAAGATAATGAAGAAAAGACTAATGCTCCTATCATTTCATTTAAAGTATTAGAAAAACAAGGTTAAACTAAATAATAAAGGAAGATGATGCAAGAACAAGTAGTAATCGCTCCTGCAAGTATTCCACAAGAGTTATTCATTAACTCAGATGCAGATATTACTATCGCTAGTGGAAGTGCAGGGAGTAGTAAATCATATTCAATCTTACTGAGATGGTTTAGGTATGTAAACTGCCCTTATTCACGAGGCGTTATCTTCCGAAGAACCTCAACTCAGTTATCATCTCAAGGTGGTTTATGGGAAGAAGCTCAATCTTTATACCGTAAGGTATATGGCAACAAACTAAAGATCAGTATTAAACACATGAAGATTACGTTTCCTAGCGGAGCGTCTTTGCAGTTTAGTCATTATGAGAATGAAGCAGCTAAAGAGAAGTTTAAGGGTCTACAAGCAGACTATATTGCCTTTGATGAAGCAACAGAATTTACAGAAGAAATGATTACATATCTTCGTTCTCGTAACCGTAATGCTTTAGCTGAGAATGATCATAAAGCTTGTATGGTAATGGCAACAAACCCTCACTGTGATAGTTTCTTAAAGAATCAAATATGGTGGTGGTTAGACCCTGAAACAGGTATCCCTGACCCGAGTAAGAGAGGAATGGTTAGATACTTTGTTAAGCAACGTGATGGCAGTTTAGATTGGTATAACACAAGAGAAGAAGCAGAAAAGGTATACGGTAAAGAAGAAGATAGTGGTATTACTTCAATGTGCGTTATCGGAAGTACAGTGTATGACAATCCATTTATCTCTAAAGCTTATATCGGTAAACTAAAAGAACTCTCTCGTGTAGAGCAAGATCGTTTGTTGTACGGTAGTTGGACAGCACGAGAAGAATCAGCAGGTTACTTTAAACGTGAATGGTTGACTAGAGTAACACACCCTAACCCTAAAGCTACACACAGAGTAAGGTCTTGGGATTTAGCTGCATCAGAACCTAGTGAAACATATAAAGACCCTGACTATACAGCAGGTGTATTGTTATCAAGAGATAAAGATAAGGTAATTACTATTGAAGATGTTGTGAGGTTTCGTAAGAAGTTTCTAGGTGTTGAAGAAATGGTATTACAAACAGCAGAAGCAGATGGGTATGATGTTATAATCTCATTGCCTTTAGATGCAGGAGCAGGTGGTAACAGTTATGCAAGAACCCTGCAAGCAAAGTTAGCTGAAAGAGGTTTTACAGTAAGATTAATCAAACCTAAGTTAAATAAAGTATTACGGTTTGGTCCATTTGCAGCTATGGCAGAAGCAGGTTATGTAAAGTATGTAACAGATGATGGTCGTCCTGCTGATGAGTTGTGGTGTGAAGCTTATCTCAATGAATTAGAGCAGTTTGATGGTGGTAGGAAAGGACATGATGATATGGTCGATGCCACATCGGACAATTTCTACTTAATAAACAAACAGTTAGCATTACCACAAATAGACATTACTTCATTTACACAAGAGAATCCATTTAGTAGGGAGTTTTAAATGAATACGCAGCTACATCAACAATCGTTAGAGGAAGAATATGAATGAAAAAGTAGATGTAGAAAAAGCATCAAAAGAAACCCAAAAGATAGCAATGAGTGAAATTGGTTATACAGGACTTAGTGTAGCTAGTGGGCAAATCTATGAGTCGTTAAAACGAGAATTGCAGTTCCCATACAGTGTAATCACTTATAAACAAATGTCTTATGATAGTGCTATTGCTTCTGCTTTAAACTACTATGAACACATGATGTTAAAGTCTAAGTTTCAGTTTAAACCTCATCCATTAGCTAATGAAGAACAGAAAGGTTATGCCGAGTTTGCTCAACAATGCACAGATGATATGGAACATAGTTGGCAAGACTTTATCCAAGAAGTAAGTAGTATGAATACATACGGCTTCTGTGTAAACGAGATTGTACTTCGTAAGAGATTATACTCTAAAGGCAGTTTGTATAATGATGGTAAGATTGGTATCCGTAAGTTACCAATTAGATCACAAGATACTATTGCTAAGTGGAATTACGATGATGATCAGAACTTAGAGAGTGTAACACAATCTATTGCTGTAACAGGTAAACGAGGACAAGTACTAGTATCAGCTAAAGGTACTGAAATCAAAATCCCTAGAAATAAGTTCTTATTGTTTAGGTTGGGTAAGAAGAAAGATTCTCCTATTGGTGATTCTCCTTTAAACGCTTGTTACTTCTCTTGGAAATACAAGACAGCTTGTGAAGAACTGGAATCAACAGGTTTGTCGAAAGATTTAAGTGGAGTACCTATTGCTTGGATTCCACCCGAAGTTATGGCTTCTGATGCTGATGCAGTTACAAAAGCGCAGTATGAGTTGTGGAAGAACATCGTAAGGAATATTCATCAAAACCAACAAGCAGGTTTAGTATTACCACAAAAGATTGACCCTGAAACTAAACAACCATTGTACAAGTTTGAGTTGTTAAAGAATGAAGGTGGTAAAGCTTATGATACATCAAGTATTAAACAATACTATGTAAACTCTATCCTCACGGCATTGAGTGCAGATATTCTCATAATGGGACAGGGTAGTACAGGTAGTTATGCTTTAGGTAATATCAAAGGTACTTTATCTGCTATTGCTATTGAATCTAAATTAAAAGAAATCTGTAATGTAATTAACAAGCATTTGATTCCAATGTTAGGTCGATTGAATGGTTGGGATTTAACTAGATTGCCTTATTTGGATATTGATGATTTAGAGTCTGTCTCAATCGAAGAAGTCTCAAAATTTATCCAAAGAACGGCTAGTGTAGGCTTACTACCAAGAACTAAAGAAGTTGTAGATCGTGTTCTTAACTTAATCGGATTAGACTCATTACCCGAAGGTACAAACCTTGATGATGTTCTACCTGAAAGTACAAGTAAGAGTGGACAAGAGTTAGATAACCCGTTAGAAGGTTCAAGAAAGGCAGCAACTAACTCTAACGACAACGATAACAACTTAGATAATGCAGGGTAACTTACCCTATCAACATAAATAAAACTGATGATATAAGCTCATAATTATAAAAATATATGATTAAGGTGTTTACAAATAAAAATCTTAAATATATAATACAGCTATAAGGTTGTACGATTACCTAAATATGAGCTTACCCATCATAACAACAATAAGGGTAAGTATATGCGTCCTAAGAAGACAAACATTCCTATTATTAAACAAGCAAACGAAGAATTAAAACAAGCAACATTCCTTGTACTAGCTCCTGATGAAGTCGATCTACATGGTGATATTTACGATGCCACAGAAGTTCGTAAAGCTTGTCATAACTTCTTTATTCATTGTCGTAAAGCAAACTTATTACACCTCTTTGAAACAGATACATTCTCTGTAGTAGAAAACTATATTTCACCTGTTGATTTACAAATGAATGATGTTGTTATCAAAGCAGGCAGTTGGTTAGCTGTACTACAATTCAACGATGATGCTATTTGGGAAGGTGTTAAGGCAGGTGATTACACAGGAGTTTCGATTGGTGCTACAGCTACAGTAGAAGAATTAGGAGGAAGTGATGACTGATAAAGTCAAAGCAAAACGAAAGTTAACAGATATTAGTTTTGAAAAAGAAGGGGCACACTTAGCCCTAGTTCATAAAGTACAAGGCGGTGCAGCTTCGGGTTACTCTACTCTTGTAATGAAAGCTACAGATAAATATTCAGAAGAATTTATTCAGAAAGCATCTCAAGTAAAAGTTACATTATCTCTCCCTGACTTCTTAGAGAAGTTCTTTCATGTTTGGGGTGATGATGCTGAAATCTTAGCAAACTTATTTGGTTATACACCAAGCGAAGAGACAGAAGATGAATATGAACGAGAAAGCTTTTGGTGTTGGTACAGAGAGAAAGCAGCAGAAGCAGGCAACTTGGATTATTGGGGAGACCCTATTACTCGTGCTACAGATGCAGATAAACAAGAGTGGTTACAAGAACAACTGAAAGGGATTGAAATCCTTAAATCAGCTACTCTAGCTAAAGGTACAGCAGATTTCATTGCTTCTCTAACAGAAGAACAATATTTAAATCTTTTAAAAGACCAAGAGTTTATTGAGAAATCTTTTACTAAGAAAGAAGATGTAAAAGAACAAAACAAAGAACAACCAAAACAAGATACAGATTTAACAAAATCAAAAAGTGGCGGTAAGCCTAATAACAAACAGGCTATTACAGCCGACACAAAAGGAAACAAAATGGAAACTATTGAAAAAGCTCAATACGATGCTCAGCAAGTAGAGTTACAGAAAGCTTTAGCTGATATTCAAAAAGCTAAAGAAGAAATTGAATTATTCAAAGCTAAAGAAAAAGCTAGTATTGAAAAAGCTCGTGAAACTACTCTTAAAGCTGCTGTTCAAGAAGATGAAGCATCTGCTAAGTTATTCAAAGCAATTAAAGATTTAGATGAAGCTGCATTTACTGACGTAGTTGATGTTGTTAAATCATTAGTAGCTAAATTAGATCAAGCTGATTTATTCAAAGAACAAGGTTCACCTGAAACAAACGCTAAAGTTACTAAGTCTGCTGACCCTGTTGCTAATGCCCTTTTAGCTCGTTTAACTAAACAAACTCAACAATAATAAGAACATTGGAGAATATTAATGCTTATTGCAACTGATACACAACGTCTAAGTAACTTACTTAAATACGAACTCTTTCCCGAAGTACGTCATTGCCGTGATGTAATCGTTTATAACGGTGCTGCTAAAAGCTTCGCCATTGGTGATCTAGTTGATGCTACAGGTGGTGTTCCTGCTGCTGCTGCTAACATTGCAGGTATCGTATTAGAAAACGTCTCTGCTCCTGCTACAACTAATACAAACGTAGTTGTTCTAGCTCGTGGTGCAGCAGGTGTAAGTGCTTATGGCATTAACTTAGGCGCTTTAACTCTACCTAACGTAACTACTCAGCTTTTAACAAAAGATATTAAAGTCCTTACTGCATTCTAATCAGTTAAGAATAATATAAATTAAGAAGGAATAAAATAACAATGATTACTCGTAGTTTTGCAAATAACTTTGCAGTACAGGATTGGACAGAAGAACTCCAAATGGTTCCAAACATCCGTACACCATTATCGGATTTAGGCATCTTCCGTCAAGAAGCAATCTCACAAACAACTGTAGCGTTTGAACAAACCTTTGGTACATTAGGTTTAATTGGTGACGTTACTCGTGGTGGTAGTGTTTTAGCAAACAAAGATGAATCTCGTAAGATTCACACTTATCAAGTACCTTATCATAAAGTAATTGATTACTTAACACAAGCTGATGTACAAGGTCAGCGTGCTTATGGTAGCGCAGATCAAGCTGATACAAAAGCTGCTGTATTAGAACGTAAGATGATTCGTATGAAGCGTAGTGCTTTAATGACAGAAGAATACGCTAAGTTCTATGCCTTAACACAAGGTAAGATTTGGTCTCCTAACGGTACAGTAGCTCACAACTCTTTCTATGCTGATTTTGGTGTAACTCGTAAAGAAGTAGCTTTTGACTTAACTAACGCTACTACTGATGTTATTGCTAAAGTAGAAGAAATTATTGCTCATATCCAAGATAATTCACTATCAGGTGATACTTATACAGGTGTTGTAGCTTTATGTTCTCCTGAGTTCTTCTCTGCGTTAATCGCTCAAGCAGGTGTTAAAGAAGCTTATAAATTCTATAGCTCTACGCAAGAACCTTTGCGTAATCGTTTAGGTGGTAATACAACTCTTTATCGTGAATTCGTTTACGCAGGTTGTTTGTTCCGTGAAATCCGTGATGGTGTAAATGGTCAACGTTTCATCCCTGCTAACGATGCTTACTTCGTTCCAACAGGTACAGAAGATACTTTCATCTCTTATGTAGCTCCAAGCTCTAAGTTGAACCTTGCTAATACTCTTGGTGAGAATCAATACCTTTGGGTTTATCCTGATTTCAAAGGTGAAAAAGAAGAAATGGAATTAGAGTTCTCTCATGTTCATTTACTTCGTAGACCACAAGCAGTAGTTCGTGCAGTTAAAGGTAACACTGTTTAATAGCAGAAAGATTTAATAAGTTTTAATACCATGCAACTTCTTATTTGAGGTTGCATTAATATTAGAATTTAGTACAAAGGAAATAATATGGCACTAACTAATATTGAAATAGTTCGTTTAGAAATTGGTTTAGTTGGTGAAGCATATGACCTACTTACTGATGATGAAATTACATACTACTTAACAAAGAATAACGACAACACATCTAAAACAGCAAGAGATTGTGCAAAGACTGTTTTATTCATTCTCTCTCAAAGAGTACATGAGAAAGCAGATGTCTTAGAAATATGGGGACATGACTGGTTTAATAACTATTATAAGTCATTACAATTATATTTAAATGACCCTAGTTACAGTACAGCTATTAATAACGCTACACCGTATGCAGGTGGAGTTAGTAGAAAAGATATTAGACAAAATATAGATAACTTTGATAATCAGGTTGTAGATGTAAATATAGGAATACCTACAGATATTGGTGTACCTTGTTCTTGGAATACTTCACAAGATGTATTTAAGAAAGACCCTTTTAGTATTTGGTAATAAGTGATTTGGTGATCAGTATGCACGATATGCGAAGTAATCGCTTTAAATCAAGCGCACAGGGTTTAGTAGGTAGACACGGTATGATACGAGTTTATGACAGTCAAACAGGTCAATCTGAATACGACATGGAGACACAGACAACTACATTCGTAACGCAGTTATTTACTATTAAGATGTTTAAAACAAAACCTACATATAAAGAAGCAAAGAGTCCTAACTTAGTTGAAAGAAACTTATCTGCTTTCTTAATATCCCCTCAAGACCTTACTGTAAAACCTCAAGTTGGCGACAAGATTAGAGATATTTATTCAGGTGTAGAAGATGTCTTAGAAGTATTGAGTTGGACTGAATATGAAGGATTAGGTTCTATATGTATGTACCGTGTTCTTTGTGCAAGTACATAAGGAATACTCATGGCTATATACGAAGGTTCTCAAGGTATTGCTGCACTTAAAGCTAAGATTGCAATGAAAAGTAAAATGCTTGTAGGTGAATCTTTAGAGAAGATTACTACGGTATTAGTTGATGACTCTCCGTTAGGTGCAGAATACTATCATTCTAAGCAAGGTAATATACAGAACGATGTAGGTGATTTTAAGAACTCTTGGGCTGTTGGTGTAGGTAACATTAACTTAACTACTAGAGCAGCCGATACAGCAGGTACAGCAGCAATAGCTGATGCAATTGTTAAAGGTAAGACATATAACCTAGAAGAACTTAACTACATTACTAACAGTAAAGATTATGCAAACATGGTCGAGAATGGTTGGGATGCTAACCCTGAATATGGTTGGAAACCTAAAGAAGGTTATCACGTAGTAAGTAGTAACATAGGTACAGCTAAAACAATAATGCACATCATAGCTGAGAAGATTAGTAAAATATAAAGGACTAAATATGCAAAGTAATATTCGAAAATCTTTTGAAAAGTATTTAGTTGTAATGCCTTTAGGTTTAGGTGCAACAAAGACAGCATTTGAAAATACAACGTTCAAACCAATTGTTTCTGAACCTTATCAAATGTCAAGACTTGTACCTTTACCAATTGAAAACCCTACGTTTGGTGATAACTATAATAGAGAAGTTGGTTTTTATCAGGTTGTCTTATCTTATCCAAAAGGTGAAGGTGTAGGTAACTTAGCTGTAATGGCTGATAAGGTGAAAGATTATTTTAAAAGAGGTACTACGCTAGTCGAGGGTTCGGATAAAGTAATAATAGATAGGACACCCGAAATATCTCCTGTCTACATAAATGATAACAGAGCAGAGATTACAATCAGAATTAGATACTATTGTGAACAACTCTAATAGCTCGATTTAAGATAATTTAATTACACAAAGTATTGGAGTAAATAATGGCAACAGCTAGTGGTATTAATAAAATAGTATCATACAAGAAAGAAGTAACATTCGGTGTTCTACCTGTAGCAACAGGAGCGCAAACAATCCGCAGAGTTAGTTCTAACTTTAACTTAACAAAAGAAACTTATCAATCAGAAGAAATTCGCCCTGATTATCAAATGCAAGACTTCCGACATGGTGTTCGTGCAGTAGAAGGTAGTATTTCAGGTGAATTGAGTTCAGGAGCTTATTCAGATTTCTTAGCATCAGCTTTAGCACGTAACTGGACAGCAGCAACCCCTAGTGCTTTAGGTAGTACAACGATTGCAACAGTAGGTGCTACATATACGATTACTCGTACTACAGGAAGTTATTTAACAGATGGTGTTCGTGTAGGTAACGTAATTCGCTTAACTGGTTTCAATGCTACAAACAACGGTAAGAACTTACTTATTATCTCGTTAACTGCAACAGTAGCTACAGTAGTTGTTTTAAACGGTAGTACGTTAATTGCTGAAACAGTAGCATCAGGTGGTACATACGCAGCTACAGGTAAATCAACATATGCTCCTAGTACAGGACATACTGATGACTCTTACTCTTTTGAAGCTTGGCAATCTGATATTGCTCAGTCAGAAGTGTTTACAGGGAATAAAGTAAATACAGTAGGTGTTGCACTTCCTGCTACTGGTTTGACTACTATTGAATTAGGTTTCATGGGGCAAGACTTAAAACAGCAAGGAGCTACTCAGTACTTCACTTCTCCTACAGCTCCTACAACTAACGGTATTTTTGCTGCTGTAAATGGTGCTTTGATTGTAAATGGTGTAGCAGTAGCTTTGGTAACAGCAGCTAACTTTAACATCAACCGTAACCTTACATCAGAAGCAGTGGTTGGTAGCAATATCAAACCTGAATTGTATGAAGGTCGTATCATTGTAGATGGTGACTTATCTGTATTGTATCAAGACGGCACATTCGGTGGTTACTTCAATGATGAAACAGAAGTTAGTTTAGTAATGGCATTAACATCAAACAACTTACCTAATGCTGACTTTATGGCGTTTACTATTCCACGTCTCAAGTTCTCTACGAACACTAAAGATGATGGTGAGAAAGGTATTGTAGCACAAAACTCATTCCAAGCTTTGAAAGGTTTTGGTACTAATGGTTTTGAAGCAACTACTATTATGGTTCAAGATAGTTCTCTTTAATCTTAATTAACAAAGAACAAATGATTACTTAGAGGGGTGAAAATCCCCTCACTATTTAATTTTATATTTTATTTGAGGAAATACAACATGGCTTTTGATATTAAAAAAACTAACCTTGCAGAACAAGCTGAAACAGGTTATGAGTTTGAAGTGAAACTACCTGATGGTGGTTCAACAGATTTTTACATTACTGTACGTGGTAACTTATCACATAAAATGAAGAAGTACAGTAAAGATTTATTTAATAAGATGCAAATGAAAGAGATTCAGAATAAACGCAGAGGTAAAGGTGAACAACCTATTGACCTAGATGAAGCTGAACAAACTCTTGTAGAATCAGCAGTAGCACGTATTGTTACTTGGCGAGGTTTAGAAGAAGATGGTAAGGTTGTTGAACCTACACAAGAGAATCTAGCTAAGGTAATGCTTGAACATGATTGGATTCGTTCGCAAGTATTAGAACAGAGCGATGATGCTGCAAATTTCATCTAAGCAATATTCTTGATGACTGTATTGAGTATTGCCAATATCAGATTGAATACAATCAACAAACGTCTGATGGGTCAACTGTAAATGATCACCTAGAAGCAGCTAAAGAGAATCCATTCCTTGCTGCTATGGGTGGTGCAACACCAAAAGTAATTCAAGAAGCAACAGAAAGTGAACCTCCAATACTTCCTATGGCTGCTCATTTTGCATGGTCGTATTTCTTACGATTAAATCAAACGAGACAGTCAGGGGGTTTTGGGGGTTTTTCTGCTATTAGTTACCAAGAAATGTTAGCCTTCTTTACTTTAGAAGATACTTTCCCTGAACCATATGAATTAGAGCTTATCAGGTTATGGGATAATATGTGGTTAAAACATTATAACAAACAAAGTAAAGATAAGCCTTCCAAATAATAACAAAAGATACATACATTGAGGAAGAACTATGGATTTAGTTAAGATTGGTTTTCTAGTAAAAGCTGATGGTCTTAAAGATGCTAATACACAAGTTGATGCGCTACTTACAAGAGTGGACAGTATTGGTACTAAGGGTAAGAAAGCTGCTTCTGATTTTGAATCAAGTCAAAAGAAGACAAAAGACTCTGTTAAAAAGACAGGAGAAGAAGTTGATAAAACAACTAAAGCTCTTGAACGTCAAAGAATTATTGGTGAGTATTTAGGTAAAGGTTTAGATAAGACTACAGCTTCTGCTATTGCTAGTTTTAGACAGTTGGGAGGTACAACAGCACAAGTTAATGCGTTAATGTCTTCTTTAGCTTCTAATAAAAGTCTTGTGCAAGCACAGAAAGATACTACTAAGTTAGCAAGAGAGCAAATTGAACAACAGCAAAAAGCTCTCGATGACGCTGAAAAAGCTAGACAGAAGAGGTTTGCAGGAGAGCAAAACCAATATCAAAAGAACATGGAACTTCTCAGTAGAGAAGTTGCTGCTAGGAAAGTAGCTCAACAAAAGGTTATTGATGACGAAGAAAAAGCAAGACAACAGAAGTTTGCATCTGCACAGAAATATTATCAACAACAAATGGAATTGTTAAACAAGCAGACATTAGCCCAACGAACAGCAGCACAAAAGACTATTGATGATGCTGAAAAAGCAAGACAAAAAAGAATGGCTGCTGTTCAGAACGAATATCAGAAAAATATGGAGTTGCTTGCTAGGCAAACTGCATCTCAAAAAGCTGCTGCACAAAAAGTTATAGATGATGCAGAAAAAGCTCGTGTTAAAAGGTTCTCTGCTGAGCAGCAACATTATCAGAAAAATATGGAACTGTTAGCTCGTCAAACTGCTGCTCAAAGAGCTGCTGAAGAAAAAGCAGCACAGAATGCAGAAAAAGAAAGACAAAAACAAATAGCAGCAGCAGAAAGGGCTAGACAAGCAGAACTTCGTGGTCAGGTAACACCTTCTACAGGAAGTGGCACATTTGATCAGATTAAAGGTATCGCTGCTTATGCTTTATTGTCTACAGCTATTTATGGTGCAATGACGGCAACCTTTGGTTTGATTGCTGCTACAATTAAAATGGCAGACGAATATACATCTACACAACAACGTTTAAAACTTTACATTAAAGATGCTCAAACGCTAGGTGAAGTAAATACTTTCTTAGCTAAATCTGCCATTCAGAACAACGTAGGTTTAAGAGAAAATGCTGCACTGTATGCTAAGTTAGCACCTGCTATGCAACGTATTGGAGCTAATACAGCAGCAACTAACCAAGTGGTAGATGCTTTCGGTAAATCACTTCGTATTGGTGGTGCTACTGTAATGGAAGCAACATCAGCTACTATTCAGTTTGCTCAGGCTATGGCATCAGGTAAATTAGCAGGGGATGAGTTTAGAAGTATCTCAGAAGCTTCTCCACGCTTCTTAAAAGCTATTGCAGACGGTAGTGGCATTGCTGCTCAAAAGCTTAAAGAAATGTCATCAGCAGGAGCTTTAACAACAGAAGTAATTGCTAGAGCTTTGGTTAAAGAGTATCATAATCTCTCTTTAGAATCTGAAAGCTTAGGTTATACATTAGAACAAGGTACGAATGCTTTAAAAACAGGTTTCATGTCTTTGATTGGTGAGTTCAACGAAGGTGCAGGAATTACTAAATACTTAGGTGAGCTTATGGCTGACATGGGTGTTAGTATGATTGATGACGCTAAGAGTGCTAAAGAATCAGGTGAAGCATTTAAAGCTTGGGCTACAGGCAATGCTGAGAATATTGATAATCTTGTAGAAGCTTTCAAACTATTATCTACGGTTATTATTACTCGATACATTGTTGCTATGGTATTAGCTCGTGCGGAAAGTCTTAAACTAGCGTATCAAACAAGTGCTTTAGCTGCTGCTCAAACAGCCTCTATGCGTTCGTTTGTCTTAGGGGCTACTGCTGTAACCGCTTTCGGTAGAGCTGCTCAAACAGCTTTCACATTCATGGGTGGTTGGGCAGGTATTTTACTTACTATCGCAGGGGTTGCTGCAACATACCTTGTATTACGAGATAACTCAGCAGAAGCAACACAGAAGTTAGTTGAACAAAGTAAGTATGTAGATATAACAACAGAAGCGTATCAACGTTTAAATAAAGAACAGCAGTTAAACGCTCGCTCTAGTATTGTAAATGATTTAAATGATACGAATAAGAAGTTAGATGAACAAGCTGCTGCTGTAGAGAACGTATTAAAGAGTTACGCTATGTCTCGTCAATTCTCAGGTCTTGGTTTGGACAAGGGGACAAAAGAAATCATCAACGGTGTGACACAAGGTGTTCTCAGTTACGATACAGCTCTTAGGTTACTATCTGAAAACAAAAACGTACCTAAAAACATTGTAGAAGATTTTAAAAAGGAAAAAGACATCTATAATGAAACAGCTAAATCTGCTATTACGTTTAGTGATGCAGCTAAAATAGTAGGTGTTAATACTGAAATTGCAGGGAATAAAGCACAAAATGCGACCCCTTTGATTAAGGGTTTATCTGATCAATCAAGTGAGTTGGGGGATAACGTAGAGATTGCAGGAAGTAAGCTTAGTAAATTTACTACAGACTTAAAGAAAGTTATTCAAGATAGTAAAGATACTTATGACCTAATGCAAAAGTTTGATCTTGATGAAGCCTACGCTAAGAAGCTTGTAGATCGTGTAAATGAAAAGTTTGCAGGTACGCAAGGTGCTATTGATAAGGCTGTTGAGAAAATTGAGTCAGCTCAAAAGTTAATCAATAAACTTGACGCAACAGACCCTCAACGTAAGTCGTTACAAGTTATTGTAGATAAAGCAAAAGAAACTTTAGAGTTGAACAAGAAACTTGGTGAAACTAAGAAGAAGTATTACGCAGAAGTTGATGCCCCTCTTGTTAAACAAGCACAAGAAGAAGCAGCAAGAGTTAATGCGTTAACTCAATCTCGTGCAGAACAAAAAAGAAAGGACAAGAAAGATAAGAAAGATGAACTAAGAGACTTAGAGAAGTTTAATAAACAACTCCTTGAAATCTCAACGTATCAGAAGATGCTTGAACAAGTTACTGATTTAGACGTAGCACGTATAGCAAGTCAGAAAGAATATATTGATATTTATAAAGACAACCTATCTGTTGCTGAAAAGATTGCTGAGATTCAATTAAGTAATAAACAAGCAGAAGCTCGTCTCGAATATTCAAAATCTCTTAAAGAGCAAGTTAGTCAACTAAGCAATATTGCTGAACTAACTAAAGCAGGTGCAGATTACGAAACAGCAAAATCTTTAGCTGCTGCTAATTTCTCTAATGATGCTATTGGTCGTGAAGCTGCTGAGAAAGCAATTACAAATGCTCTACTTGGTCAATCATACGCTTTGTCTGATCAAATTACAGAACAAGAAACTTTAAACCAATACTTACGTGAAGGTATGGGGATAGAAGAAGCTAGATTCAAAGTAGCTCTATCTCGTATTGCTAAACTAAGTGGAGGGAAGAATATCTTTGATGAGTTTGGTGAACAGTATGAAGACTCTATGAAAATTCTAAGAGTTAAGAAAGCTACAGAAGCTTCTGAAATTAAGATTAATTCTCTTGTACGAGAGTCTAACATCTTAACTAAAGCAATTGCTATAGGTTATACTGCTGCTAACGTAGCTGTTGCTAAACTAGCAGGGGCTACAACAGGTTTAATCTTTTCACAAGCTGAGATGCAACAAAAGCAACAAGAAGAAAATGATTTATTAAACGAACGTATTAAGAATCAACTTTCTTTGAATAGTTTGTTATCAGGTGAAAGCGAAACCCTTAGAGATGTTAAGAATACTTATCTATTCATTACAGATGAAGAAGCTAAACGTATTGAAGCTAATAGAAAGTTAGTAACCCTTGCAGAAGTTTATGCTTCTAAGATGGAACAACAAAAGACTCTCCCTATTGGTGATTTCAGTAATGTTAATTTTGATGTATTTGGTGACATTGGTAATCCTTTCAAAGAAGCTTTAGATGGTTTGAATGCTTTTATTTCAGGTAATACTAAACTAACTGAAAGCTTATCTATTGTTGCTGAACAAATACAAAGTCTTAAATCACAAGCTTTTGTAGAAGAAATGTTTGGTAATACAGATGCAGCTAATGCACTTACTAAACAAATTGAAGGACAAGTAAACTTAGAGAAAGACTTACAGAAGCAGAAAGAAGAGACAAATGATATTGCTTATGGTCAAGGATTGAAACTAGCTAAAGCTTTCTTCAAAGAAGGAAGTAAAGGTTACAAAGTGGTGTCTGCTTTAGAGATGGCATTGCAAGCTAAAAAGATTGCTTTTGCTATTTGGGAAAAGAAAGATGATGCCATGAAGCTTGCTTCTAAACTAGCAGGGTACGCTAAAGACATGGTTGCTTTTATAGCAGGTGTTACGACTAAGATAGGTGCTCAAATGGGGCTTAATGTCGTAGAAGCACAAGGGGCTGTTGCTTCTGCTGCTAACGCTCCACCTCCTGTTGGGTTTGCTTCTGCTGCTGCAATGATTGCTTTATTAGCAGGTATCGGTATTGCTATTAGTGGCAGTGCAGGAAGTTCAAGTAGCTTTGAACCTACTAACGAAGGTGTAGGTACTGTATTTGGTGATTCAGAAGCACAATCAGAAAGTATCAAGAATAGTATTGAGTTACTATCTGACAATAGTGATTTAATGCTTCCTCTTACTTCTGCAATGCTTACTTCTCTTAGAAATATTGAAAGTAGTATTGGTGGTGTAACTAACTTAATTGTTCGTGGAGCTACAGGTAAAGGTTTTAATGTTTCAGAAGGCTTTACACAAAACAGTATTGGTAGTTTCTTAGAGAAAGCAGGTAATACGTTCTTTGCAGGTATTGGTGACTTCTTAGGTATCAATAAAATGCTAGGCGGTTTCTTGGGTGGTTTGTTTGGTAAGAAGACTACTGTACAAGGACAAGGGTTGTTTGGTGGAGCACAAAGCTTATCGGCTATTATGCAGAATGGTTTTAACTTACAAGAATATGTAGATGTTCAAACTAAGAAGAAAACATTAGGTGTAACGACTTCAACCAAGAACAGTACACAATACTCTGCTGCTAGTCAAGAGTTAGAGAATCAGTTTGGTTTAATCTTTACAGGATTCTATGATTCTATCGTATCAGCTACAGGAGCTTTAAGTGCAAATACAGATGAAGTTAAGAAGCAACTACAAGCTGCTATTATCAACATCGGTAAGATTGATCTTAAAGGTTTGAATGGTGAACAGATACAAGAACGATTAGAAGCTGTATTTGGTGCTGCTGCTGATAGTTTAGCACAACAAGGTTTTAAAGGTTTAGATGCTTTCCAAAAAGTAGGTGAAGGGTATTATGAAACATTAATGCGTGTAGCTTCATCTGTTGAACAAGCTTCTTACTTTACAGAAAGACTGAATGTTAAAGCAATTAAGTACACAGACATCTTGAACAAACAAGGTGATGTAGCTGCTGAGATTGTAAGACAATCAGTATTACTTGTAGAGGGTAATAAGAATATCAAAGGTGGTTTCTATGATCTAGTAAATACCTTTAGTGGTACAGCAGAAGAACTAACAAGCTTTGTATTACAACTCCGTGATTTGCAAGATCAACTTTTGATGACAGGTAAGAATGCAGATTACCTAACTTCTTCTATGATCTTAGGGGCAGGTGGTTTAGATAAGTTAAGTAGTGGTTTAGATGCTTACTTTGAAATGCTATCTCCTGCTGAACAAGCTGCTGAACTTACTCGTAGGTTGACTAAAGAGTTTGCTATATTTGGTAAGGAACTTCCTGCTGATGTAAAAGCTTTCAGAAACCTTGTAAATGGTATTGATGTTAGTACAGAAGCAGGTCAAAAGCTTTATGGTCAAATCATTGCGTTAGCTCCTGAGTTTAATGACTTACAAGATGCTTTAGAAAGTGCAAATAGCGAAACGAATGCTCTTGTACAATCTCTACGTGATTTAGCTGAACAAGCTAGAGCAGCAAGAGGCGAAACAGAACAACCACGTAACCTTGAGTACCTTCGTAATGAGTTCCAAAACGCTTCTAAACTCGCTTTACAGGGCGATACGGAAGCTGCTGCTAGGGTAGTATCACTAGGTAAGGACTTGATGCAAATAAGCAAGCTGTATTCAACTACAGGTGCAGACTATGCTAAAGACTTAGCCTTTATTCAGGGTATTGCGACAACAGTAGCAGATTTACAAGCTAAAGGATTAGGTACTACAGTTACTAATACAAGCTTAACTCCATCTACTAGCACAACTACTACACCTACTATTGAAACAACTAACTCAAGCATGCAAACAGAAATGAAAGCTATGAGAGAAGAATTTAATGCAGGGATATTAGCTGTTGCTAAGTTTGTTCAAAAGCTTGATTCAAGAACTGAACGTTGGGATGATGGTAATCGTATGATGGTTGGTATTATTACTGAATCTGACGATACACCTGTTAAAGTTGTTACATAAAGTAATACTTGGTATAATAAAGTATATACACATCGTATATGGAGGGTTTCGACTCTCCTAGTACAATATAAAGAATAATTATAAATTTGAGGAACTTCAATGAGGGTTATTAAAAGTATAGAAACAACAGATGCTATTTTAACCTATAGCAATATTACAGAAGATGAATATCCTGATTGGGGTGATGACACAAGTTATAATATTGGTGATCAAGTAATCTACCAACATAAGATATATTCAAGAATAGTAGCAGGGATTACAGCAACACCTCCTAATTTAGATCAAACAAATTGGTTAGATTTAGGTGCTACAAACAAGTATAGAATGTTTGATAATGTTATATCAAGTGTAAGTAGCAGAACAGGTGGTATCCAATTCGAACTTACTCCTAGTCAGATTGTAAATGGTATTGCTTTACTTAATGTAAACGCAACTACTGTTCGAGTTGTTATGACTGACCCTGTTGAGGGTGTTGTTTATGATCAAACAAAAGAATTAAGATCGTCTAACGAAGTGGTAGATTATTACACTTACTTCTTTGCTCCTATTGTTGCTATCTCAGATTTAAATACAGCTATCTTCTTAGACTTACCAAATAAACCAACAGCAACTATCATGGTTTATGTTTCATCAGGAGCGAGTTTAGTAGAAGTGGGTGAAGTAGTGTACGGTATTCAAAGTGTAGTTGGTAGAACAAACTATAATACTTCATTTGGTTTGAAATCTTTCAGTAGGAAAGATATAGATGAATTTGGTAAGGTTACAGTAGTTAAACGTAAGAACTCTAAATACTGCGAATACGATATTGATATTGATAATGTAAACTTGTCTTTTGTTCAAAGGTTATTCCAAGACATTGATTCTGTACCTTGTTTGTTTATCGGTAATCCTGATATAGAACCTTTAATTGTTTATGGTTTTTACAATGATTTTAAATCTACTATTTCATTCCCTACAGTAAGTAAATGCACATTAAGGGTGGAAGGATTAGTTTAATGCAGGAATTAATATTATGACAGCACCTATTGTTAATGCACTACCTACAGCCCCAACAAGATTGAGTCACCCTAGTAACTTTGTAACAGAATCAGCTTTATTTCTTGAAGCTTTACCTGCATACAGAACACAAGTAAACCAATTAAGTTCTTATGTAAATGAAAAGATTTTAAATAAGTTTAATTTAGGCGTTCTAAATGGAATTAGAACTTTCCCAGTGTTATCTCAAACTACAGTTACAGATATTCCTTATGACAATAACAGTTTAGAATTTACAAGTAATATTGATTCTATCTATTTTGTACTTAAAGATTATAGTGACAACGTAACAGCATCAGGTATTTGGTTAGACTTAGTTATTGCAGAGAATGGTTTAGCTCCTTACGATTTAGATAAACCTCTTGTTCAAGGTGTAACATCACCAATGCTAAGAACACAAGAACGTACAGCATTTAATGCAAGTGCAGCTTCTTTTAGTGAAACAGCTTTAGAGAATCTAAACTCTATGTACCAAAGTATTTGGTATACTTATACAATCTGTTGTGGAGATGATGACAACGGATTAATTACAGATAACACAATTATATCATTTACTGACTGTGGAAGTATTACAGATTCAGATATTACTTATTAGAGGATTTTATGGCTAAACGCTTACAATTAAGACGTGGTACTACAGCAGAACATAGTACCTTTACAGGGGCTTTAGGCGAAGTCACAGTAGATACAACAAAAGATGTTATTGTTGTACATGATGGGGCTACCGTAGGTGGTTTTCCATCTGCAAGTAGAGCTAATGCTGACGGCTCAATTAGTTTAATTAAAAAAGATGGTACATCGGCAGGAAGCATTAATTCAACAGGTTTATTTAACAACACATTAACTTCTACAAACACCAACCAAGCTTTAACAGCAGCACAGGGGAAGGTTCTAAATGATCAGGCGTTTGGTGTAAACCAGTCGACTCAAGATGTCACAGGTGACAGAGCAATTAACACTGTTTACACCAACACAACAGGCAAACCTATTTTCGTATTCATTGTGACTTATGATATGGCATCTACAACCTTCTTAAAGTTGGATAATGTAGTGATAGGGACTCTTGACTCATCGCTTGTCATGGATCAAAGTTTAAGCTTCACTGTTAGAGTTGGAGGTACTTATGAGTTACAAGGGGTAGCTCCGTTGACAATTAAATCTTGGGTTGAGGTTAAATAATGAAATATTATAAAAAGAATGATCAGGTATACGCTTTTGAATCTGACGGTAGTCAAGACGATTACATTACAGAAGATATGCAACTGATGCAAGAGTTAGAAGTTGATAAACATATTAACCCTGAAAAGTACATGTCAGAAGAAGAAAAGTTAGTAGCTCTGACAGTTTCATTAAGACCTCTTACACGTAAACAATTCAAACTAGCTTTACTAGATAAAGGTTTGTTAGATAATTTAGAAACCAGTATATCTACTATTAACGATATAACAAAGAAGAAAAGAATTGAAATCGAATATGTAGAATCTACAGAGTTTGTAAGAACTTCTGATAGTATTAAAGCTATGTTTGATTTATTAGATAAAACAGAAGAAGAAATTAATTCATTTTGGCAATATGCCTTGACCCTATAAGGAGAAAGAAGTGCAAGATTCATTACAAGAAATTTGTTTAAAAGTATTAGAATATTGGTTTCTAATCGCTATGGTTGCAACAGCAGGTTTAATGTCTGTATTCCGTACAGCTAAGAATCACGGTAAAGTAGATTGGTTAGAGAGTGCTATGTGTGCATTGTTTGCTTATGGTATTTGGTTTGCCTTATCTTGGTTTAATATTCCCGAAGGTGTAGGTGTATTGATCGGGGGTTTTATAGGATATAAAGGTACACACGTTATCAGTAAATGGGTTAGTGATAAACTAGGTATGTCAAAAGAATAATTATAATAGGAGAGACATCAATGCAATCAGCATCTTGTACAACAAACACAAAACCCTATATTAAAACAGGTGACTCGTTTGATGTCCCTATTCAATTAATTAATACAGTAACAGGTGAAGCTGTAGAGATTACACCTAGTATGGATTTTACAACAAAGATTGTTGACTTACTGGGTAACATTATAGCGACACCTACTATTACACCTTATCCTAATCAAGTACAAGATAAAGGTTATTTACTTATTACAGTAGATTCTTCTATTACACAAGGTTGGTCAGTAGGTAAAGCTAAATTTGATATTAAGTTTGAATTAGACGGGAGTGTAAGGCACTCACAAGACTTTTCATTCTATGTTGTGGAGAGTATTACATGATCAATGCAGCTTTTAAAATCATGTGGAAGAATCCTATAGAGATGACAACCACTACTAGTTTACAAGAACTTGAATTTAATCTCCCCCTTGGCGCTATTATTGTTGACCCTAGTAGTGGTTCTGATTTAACTAACTATTACACAAAAGTACAAACAGATACTCAGATAAGCAATGCTGTTTCAAGTAAAGCTAATATCACATATGTAGATGCACAAAATGCTTTACAAAATACAACTATTGCTCTCAAAGCAGATACAATTACAGTTAATACCTTACTAGCAAATAAAGCTGATCTTGTCGCAGGTAAAGTACCTTTGAGTCAATTACCTGCTTCTAGTTCACTCGCATTAGGTGAAACCTCTACAGATGCTTACAGAGGAGATAGAGGTAAAATAGCTTATGATCATAGTCAAACAACAGGTAATCCTCATGGTACATTAACAGGGCAGATTACAGAATCTTCTAATTTATGGTTTACAGATGCTCGTGTTAGGGTAACACCTCTGACAGGGTTGAATACAACTACAGGAGGGGTTATTACACCGACTGATTCAGTTCTATCTGCTTTGGGTAAATTACAAAACCAAGTAACAAATTCAGGTGGAGGTTCTAGCAACCCTGCATGGGTAGACATAACAACAGTAGGTACAGTACAAGCTTATGTAACTCCACAAACAATACAAGTTGCTAGGTTTCAAGGCATGTTGTGGGTTAAGGGGCAATTCAATGTAAACACAAGCGTAGCTACTAATAGTGAATTGTTCAGAATAACAAATCAAACGTATAAACCATATGCTTATAGTACAGCAGGAACAGCTAGGTTATTACAAGTCATAAGTGCTTGGAACTTATCTGCAATACCTGCTCGACAAATTGGTTTTAGTGCTTTAGGGAATATAACAAATTCAACACAAGCATCTACGGTAGACGCAATATTCGAAGCAAAGACTGCACTATCAACAGCAGACGGAACAATTAACATTCCACCTACAATTATCGGTATGTTAGCATATTAAATAGATTAGAAATATTAGAGGGTTTTATGACAAATACAACAAAACAAAAGGTAGTCTGTCTCACAGCAGGGCATTCTGCCAAAGATAGTGGGGCTGTATCTAAAGACGGGTCTAAAGAAGCTGACTTAGCTGTCATGTTTAGAAATGCGGTACTAACCTACTTACAGAAGCATACAGAGATACACACAAGAGTAGATGGTTATGGAGTAACTAACTTACCTTTAACAGAAGCTATTAAGTTAATTAAGGGTTCACAGATAGCACTAGAAATACATTGTAATGCTTCTACTAATACATCAGCAGGTGGTACAGAGACAATTGCATTACCTAAAGATAAATTACTAGCTCAGAAGCTCTCAAAGGCTGTAGCAGACGTATTAGGAACAAAGCTTAGGGGTGATAAGGGTTACTCTACACAAGAGCAATCACAGCACTCTAGGTTAGGTTATGTAGCTAATGGAGGATTGATATTAGAGTTAATGTTTATCTCTAACCCTACAGAGCTACAAACCTTTAAAGATAAGTATTGGTTAGTAGCTAAAGCTGTATATCTTGTAATCTGTGAACATCTAGGTATTAAACCTTTAGTATGAGGAAATACAATGCAAACTAAAACAATAGCAGAAACAGCAGAAGTATTGATTCAAGGTATTACAGTAGGTAAAGAGATTTATCAAACTGTATTGAATGCAATGGATGCAGCAGAAGCAGAAAAGGAATCAGGACAAGATAAGAAAGCTTGGGTATTAGCTTTTTTAGAAAGTTTCTTGATTGATCTTGGAGAGAATTGGGATAATTGGGTACAAGCTATTATTAGTTTTATTGATTTTGCTAAAGCTTTCTATAACCAATTTCGTTAATAAATTATAATAATAAAAACAGAAAAGGAGACTATAAAGTCTCCACTCTCCTCACCTAACAACTAATCACTGTTAGGTTTTTTATTGTGTTGTTTATGTAACCAATCACCACGTTCATTTGTTTCTAAGTATTCAGAATATTGTTTCATTACATCTTCGTGGTCAACAAAGCTACATCCTGTGAAATATTGAAAAGACATTAAATCTTCCCATTGTTCTAAATAACCAAAGTATTTTCCATCAACTTCAAGAACTAAATCACCATATACATCTTCATAATATTCAATCTTATTTGCTTTAGGAAATAAGTTCTTGTAGAAAGGTTCATTACTGAGATCAAGTGTATGAACATCAAGCTCACTAATACCTCTCTTAATCTCAAGGTTCTCATTAACTTTTGAATACTTCTTAAGTTTCTTCCCATTAAACGCAATACAACACTTACATCCGAGCTTCTTTGTCAACTTCCCTTTCATATTAACAGAACCCCAATTCATCATTTCACTTCTCCTAGTAATACATTAAATCAATATTTAAATTATCATAACACCAATCAAGGGTATCTTTCAAGTTGTTAGATTGAAATAAATAACAACCATCGAGTAAAGGTTCTTGGTCAACTTCAAACCACACTTCACCATTAACTTCGGTCATACGGATAGCATAGTTATTTGACAACACTAGGTAGTCACCATTACAAAACTCCTCCCAACAATTACAAGATATGTATTCGTTTAACAAAGATAGTGAGATAATATTACTCATTTTAAATCTCCTTCAAATTAATCATACTTCAAATATGTATCTTTCAATTGCTTTCTCAAACTTCTAACAGAATTAGCATAGAAAGTGCAGTCAATAGTTTTAACATACTCACCGTTATCTTCATAATACTTTGAATAATATGTTGTTGCAATATATAAACTATTTGCTCTAAGGGAGTTAATGATTTCAATATTAATTGAGTTGTCAACCTTTCTTAGAATAGGGTAGCTTGCGTTATAAAACTCTTGTAACTTGTTAGTCATTATCTTTTCCTTTTAAATACGTTTTACCAATAATAGGTTTAGGTGAAATCTCGTAAGCATTTAACCAATTCATAAACAACCAATACATCCTTTCACTACCGATTACAATATTCATTGGTTCTTTATTACGAATACAACCTCTCCACAACCATTGTAGCATTTCTGACAAAGCAAATACATTAGGATTCATTTTACAACCAAAGTCTTGTAAGTAGGCATTAACACAAACTAAAGGGTATCTGTTTATCAAATGTACCATAGTTGTCTTGTGTGCATACTCATTTGTTGCTCGAATATTAGAAGAAAGATAGCAAGAACCACCTTCACTGTCAATAATAAAACCTCTTGGTTTGAATAAAATCTTACCATGATTGTTTTGTTTAACAGCTCTGTCTTTAGGTACTGTCCATAGTACATCATCTCCTTTAACACCAAGACTTCTGCAAGTTGTTTCAGTAAAGTTCTTAACCTCTTTAATCATATCGCCATTAGCTTCTGACCACCAAGTAGAGGTTAGTTTATGTTGTTTAACTTTTCTTGTTGGTGGGATAATGTTTAATAGTTTAACAAACTCTTTCTTGTCAACCTTGTTAGGTACAATATCTTTGCACTGTATAACATCAAAACCTTTAAGTTTTAGAAAGGAGTTAAGAATATTATTGTCAAACAAATATGTTAGGATAATTACTCTGTTAGCACATTCAAATAATCTGATAGGTAGTTGTGTTACCATCATAGTTGATGATCGTTTAGATGAATACAAAACACCAGATTCACAACAACGTAGAAATTCATAGTATTTGTGATCTTTAGTAATCTTACTCTTATCACCAACCCAAGACACCATACCATCCGTATCAGATATAGAAACATCACCTTTTTCGATCAACCACTGAATATCACTATCAGAATAGTTATCAAAACCACCAATGACATTGATTTCTTCATCAATAATTACAATGTAGTTGCCTATAGCAATTTGATTAAAATGTTGGTCTGTTAAACTAGAATAAAGAGAATGAGAACAACAAACATTACAACCTTGTTTGATTAATTCTAATAAATGATCACCTTTAGTACCATTAGCATCAGTTGGTGAAAATATTTCTATGTTGTTTAATGCTTTAGGTACACGACCATCTATATCTACTTCTGATAGCAGAGGAGATACATAAATATATCTTTGTTGTGGATTGTCGTCCATATACTTTAGTGTGTTAGTGCTTTTACTAGAACCCATACATGAGTCTACTATTTCAACCACTTTGTTTCTTGTTAATTGAGTATTCATTTGCTTTCCTAATCTACATTATTAATACAGAGTTTAACACCATAAAGATAGAAATACAACCCCTACATATTTATAAGAAAAACTCCAATATAGATAATAAAATCATATAGTTACAAAATAAAATCCACGCTTGATCGTAAATATTTATAAATCTGTAACTTGTTTTGGTGTATAAACATGTTTAATACTAAATATTAACCTGTTGTGGTGTTAATGTTTTGGTGTTGCCCTTAATCTCAGTAAATAAAAAGAGGTACTACCTAAACAGATAATACCCCTATTGTGTTACAGTGTTACGTTATGGTGGCTTATTAAAGAACTTATTTAGTACCAAGATAAACCAATTCATTAAATATTCAAATAATAAAAACATCTTTACCTCCTCATAATATACATAGATGTATATGCTCTTGTTAAAAATCCTATTTAAGTTTCTTCATAAAGATGTAGTTCTGAATCTCATGATCTTCATAACAAACATCTTCTTTTACTATCTTACAGAAGTTAGTAAAACTTTCGTAGTCTGAGATTGGAGCAGAAGGTAACATCTCGTACTTGTATTGTAAATCATTATACTCTTTTTGTTTATCTAAAATCTTATCAACAAACTTAACACAATCTTCTTCACGTTGTTTCTTAGCTTTCATCTTTAATTCTAAGAAATGCTGCCAATGAGTTTTATGAGGGTCTTCACAGCGTTTGATCTCCACACCTTGTATTAGTTTTAAAATTTCTCTTGGGTTTGTTATAGACTCCCAATCCGAAAAACGGAATATCTTCCAATTGGTGTTAGTGAAATATTCACCACTTCCAATTTGTAACCATTGTTCACACATTGTATGATCGTTTTCCCCTAACAAACCTTTTAGGGTTTTCCTACTGTTTTCAACAGGTACAGCTTCTTTAATAAAATCTTCAACAAATCTTTCATGGTCGTGGTTACCGTCAGCATAGAAGTCATCCAAATGGTAAGAGTAAGCCCCCACTAGGTTCTGAGGAGACCTCACAAAAACACAGTAACTTTGTATTAGAAATCGTCTACTATGTTTAAATAAACAAAGATCAAACTCCATATCTTTAAAGAGGAAACTTGTTTTTGTATCTGTCAACTCTTTCTCCTTTTCAACCAACCTATCATAAGTAGATAAGGGTTGTTGTGCTTTTCTGTCTTTAAGTTGTTGTATAGTGTTATCACTCTTACTATCCTTATTTACAGCTACGCATATAAGGACAATTACAAGAACAACAAGTGCTATTAGTATTAACATTTTAATCTCCTATTGATTATTTAACGCATGTTACTGAGTCTTGATATGTCTGTCAAGTGCATTATATAAAATAAAAGGAGACCACTCTAAAGTAATCCCCTTCTTTCTACTTGTCCTTATCTCTATTATCTGATTTACCAAACAACTTACCACAAACAACAATCAAATAACTAATTAACCACTGTATTAATAACAACATCTAACCCTCCTCATTAAAATTATATTTATTGAAAAAATGTTGATAAATATTGTAAGGACTCCCATTTTTGTGAAATTCAAAAAACACTGAGTTGAACCAACCAATATCTTTAATTCTAACTACAGAGGAAGAACATCCAATATTCATACCATCAATTTCAAACTCCTGTCCAAGCACCCATCCAAGTTTTTCAACCTCTTCTTGTTCAGATTTATATCCTGCATTTAATGTAGCTACTTTAGCTGTTAACATACTAAATATCCTTTAATTAAAACCACTACTTCTGTACGCAAAAAGCATTGTATACTTTTGGTTGCTTCTTAGTAAAGGTAGCAGCAGCTATACAACGTTCTCTACTTGTAAACTCAATATATGTCATTTCAATTGGTGTTGCTGTAGTTGCTTTATAAGCAAACTTACCAAAATAACTACTCATTACAATCATAATCCACATATTACTCTCCCAATATATCCATCCACAAATCTAACTCATCTCTCATTCTTTCTACAGCATGTAACGTCTGCATAGGGTTAAGAGAATGAAAGTCATGTAACAACATCTCTTGATGTGTCATAAAGCATAGTTGGTCAATAGTGACATAGTTCCCTAAATGGGCTTCTTTCTCTGTTACCTTATCCAATAGAGATACAGTAAAAGGGTAGTGCTGTTCACTCTTATAAAATACTTCTGCTCTATAATCTAATAAATCAAATTCTTTCAAACCTCTTCTCCTAATAACTCAATACTTGGTACAATATCTTTAAACTCTAATTGACTAAAGTAATGACTTAAATAGTCTCTCATTGCTTCTACAGCATAGAGTAGTAAAGCACTGTCACACTTATTCTCTTGATAGCATAGAATCTCTTGATGTACTTGATAACATAAGTTGTGTTCATTAAAAGCAGTAAAACCCTTTACAGCATCCCCTGTCGCTAAGAAGATTAGATTAGCTTTTAAAGCTTGCTTGTTATTAGCATCTAATATATGAGTAACTCTTAATTCATATGTAACTAACTTAAAACTAAATTTACGCATTACGTTCTCCTATAAGAGCATCTTCAAGCTTAACCAATACAGCATGAATATCTTCTTCTATTTTCAATCTTTTAGCAAGCATTTCATCTTTATCTAAAACAAATACTTTCTCTGCAAGAGCTAAAGACTTATGTTGTACGTTTAGAGTATGAAGTTCGTATGTAATATTCATTAACTCTTTTGTTTGTTTAGTATCAAACACTATCTTTTCTCCACAACACAGGATTAGTTACCCATCTATCAGTGTATTCCTCAAACGACACAGAATCCTGAACAGCGTATTTAGCAAACCTACCATTAGCCCATACTTCACCCACACTTGGTTTCCAAAACACTAAAGAATATTTGTCAATTTTCAATCCCGTTAAAACTTCTGTTCCTACGGGTATTTCAATCCAAGATTTATCACGTTTGTAATGAGATAAAATACAACAGTAGTTATTGGTAGGGTCTAAGTATGTCTTCATATTAATCTCCTCCTTAAATCGGAATACGGAAGTCTTGATATAAGAAAGGTTGATCGAACATACCAACACATTCTTTTTTAGCAAAAGAAAAACCTAGTGATTGATTACCACCGACTAACGGATATGTGGTATCTAAGTAAATATATTTGAAGTTTACAAAAGGACTTCTGTTGTTTGTACCAATTTTCAATTTACTCTCATTATTAAACCAAACAATCTGATATGTTTGTTCATCAAGTACAAACTGAATTGTTCGTGAATAACCTGAAACTTCGCACTTATTAACTAATTCTGTTTGGATACCAAAGTCATTTAACCAGTTAACCAGTTTATCAAAAGAATCTGTACCAAGCACTTCTAAATATTGTTTTGACATTTTATGTCTCCTTGTTCGTAATGAAGTAATCATAAAGTTGTTGCTGTAAGTTGTCAATACAAAGTTTCAAATAATTTAGATAAATAAAAAGAGAACAACCGAAGTCATTCTCTTGTTTGTGATAACACCTACGTTATAAGTTGTCACCGTTTAGGAGTTGTTGTAGTGTATTTAAACTACCAAGATAGTTTTCTGTCTCATCCTCTATTACAGTAATCAACGGAAAGGATTTGTGACTCTTGTTAAAAGAAGTGAACTTACCTAAATCAAAATCCTTACCAAAAACTAAATACTCAAAAGGTTTACCTTTTTGTTCTAAAAGTTGTTTAGCTGAAATACAACTAGAACAATTTGTTTTACCATAGATTTTAAACTTTACCATTTTGTTCTCCTAATAACATTTTTAGATTTGATAAGACGTTAGCTGAAACAACACTCTCAAACCTGCTTAAATTGGTTCTAATATACTCGTACTGTTTGTTTCCTAACGCTTCGTTTAGTCTTCTAGGTATAAAACAACAAGTATCTTCTGAATAGAGTTTACCTTCGCAAGAGAGTATATCTTTATCCAATTCAAAAGGTTTACCATGTTCATCTAAGAAGTTAGAATTAAACTGAGCATCCCACCAACGTTTGAAGTAGTCCCAAGATCGAAAATTCTCCGACACCTTAGTATCAGTGTAGTGCTTATGCTTTTCCCAATATGCAGGTTTTGACCTTTGTAACATCGCTCGCCAGATAGTGTACTCTCTGTATTGTACCTGAACACCTTGCTCGTCCCTGAATCCTGTTGGGTTTTCCCATTTAGTTGAACTATTTCTTCCTGCACATTTCTTACAACCTTGACCCTCTAGGTGTTTACTAAGTCTTTGCGTCCACTCACCATGTTCTCTACAACGAATAACAATTCTGTCGTTAGATAGGCAAGCAGAGAAGTCAGGGTACTCATACTTACCAAAATGCACTTTATGAAATAATTCTAACAATTCTTCTGCTGATCTCATTTACCCTCCTTACTCACAACTACTACACACAGGTTCAAAACTTGTCTTAATACTCACATCACGTAGCCCTGTATGGTAGTACAAACTAACAATGTTAGGTTTAGCGTAAGCGTAGAAGTACACTTTACTAACCTCTTTACCTGTTGCGTTTGCCATAAACAAATTACAACTCTGTGCCTGACAAATAAACTGTTGTCGGTAATCAACCAGATCAATGTGATCGTAAGGACTACTCTCAAACGCTGTGCGGAAAACAGCTTTCTCATCTTCTGTAAATTCAGGTCGATGTTGAATGCTACCTTTGTGACCATTAATATCACTCAATAACTTCTTAGTTTCTAAGTCATCTTCATCAACATACAAACCTTTACGTTTAAGTAGGGTCAAGAAAGATGGGTCAATACGCACAACCTCTCCTGATGGTGTAGATTGTGTAAATACAAAAGCAGGTTGAGGGTTAATCCCTTCACTAACACCACCTAAAATCAAAGCTGTCGATTTATTTGGTGCTATAGCCGTCAGGTGTGTATTACGCATTCCTGTACCTTTACACCACTCAGGTTCACCAAATTTCTTAGCTAACCATTTAGAACCTTCTACAGCTTCTTCTTGTACAGTTTGAAAGATGTCATGATTGAGTAGCTTACTCTCCATACTTCCATAAACAATATTGTTATCAAGAAGTAATGTGTGGAACGCCATTGCACCTAAACCTAGAGCGCGACCTTTTTCTGTAAAACGTATAGCCTTTTCAATACCTTTTAAATCTTTTGCTTTCTGTAAAAAGTCTTCACACACACAATCTAAGAATACTGTATTAATGAAGGACAACATAGGGGGACGAGAATACCAAAATCTTAAGTTCTCACTACCTAACACACACGTATATGTATGTTGTTGATCAGAAAACAATGTTATTTCCGTACAAAGTTGACTAGCTTTAACATCTAAGTTGTTGTTGATATAAGCTTGGGGTCGCTGACGCATGGCTTTATCAACAAAGAATTGATAACCACTACCAACAGAGGTCTTACAACTTAACATCTCTCCCCAACGTTTGATAGCATCTTTATCACCACTCTCTAAACGCTCTTTAAACTTATCTGTTAAACACCAACCACCGTTATTACCATCTGTATCTGTTTCTAAATAATGTACAAGCTCGTAGAAGTCTCCACCATCAATAGGATAATACCATGCAGTCGCTCCACGTCTCGCACTACCCTGTGAAATCTTCTTACTGTCATCAACAAACATCTCAGCGACAGGTTGTGCCCCCGATGCCTCACCACCTTTCATTGTACTGCCACGAGGTCGGATGTCACCTAAATAAGCAGAAGTACCAAAACCTTCCTTGCTAAGTAAAGCATTCTGTAAACGACTTTCATAGAAGTCATATACACTATCTCCAACATAAGCCCCTGAACAACTTACAGATTGACCTAAATCTGTTCCTGTGTTTGAAAGTACAGGGGTAGATGGCGATAAGAAACCATCCCACAGCACAGAAAAGAATGCTTCTTCCCAAGTCTTACCTTTCCAATATTCAATATCATTCCACCACTCAGGGTAGTTGTCACCGACATATTGAGCTAGTGTTTTAGCAATACGTTGATATTGATCTTTAGGATTCTTACTGTCACCATTAATATACTTTGTTGCTAGTAACTGATAACCTTGTGTAGTCATCCAATCAGGACACAAACCTTTTGCTTGCAAATCTTTACGTTCTTTTGAAAAATTACGAACCTTACTCATTAAACACTTTCCTCTACTTTCTGTAATACTTCTTTAAAACTTCCATCTGTAAAGATGTCAAAATCTTTTGCACTAAACTCTTTCTTGTAGTTACGTCCACGAGTGTGGAAGTTGTCATTAAACTTGAAGGAGTTCATAGAAGAATAAAACCATTCACTAATTGAGTCTGCACTTTCATCAAATATAGGTGCATACCCTAAACCTTGTAAAACCAAGTTACAACGGTGTGAAGCAAACCCAACCAAGTCATCGTAACTAGCAAAAGGAATATCACCTTCACTCAACATAGCTTTAATGATTAACTTTTCATGTTCTAAAACATTACGAGCATGATCATAGATTTTATCTTCTAACTCTGCTAACTCTGTTTTATTACGTTTTTCTTGCTTCTTTTGTAACTTAAAGATTTCTGCTGACATCTCAAAATGATGAGATTCATCTAGCACTGACATATCAATACCTGCAATCAGGTTAGGCATGTAGTTTTGACCTTTGATACCAAGTGATTTGATCATAGCGAAAGCGGTAAACAATACAGCACCTTCCATAAAAGCAAACCCACCCATTGAAGCTAAAGAATCTTTGTCACCAACTAGCTCGTGCATAAACTTAACACGTTCAATTAACAAAGGGTCTGTCTCAAACAAAGAATAAAATTCATCATTATGAACACCTAACACTTCGTTTACTTTACGATAGAATGGAAAGTGAATGTTCATTTCAACATCAGAGAAACATACAGCCATACGTTGAATTTCGTGTCGTTTATAACGCTTTAAAACAATATTCGCCCAATAATCTACACCAATTACGCTTTCATATTTAGTAAATAGTCTTTGGTTAAAAGATACAGCATGTCGTTGTGCTGGTGTTAGTTTCTTTCTAAGATCGTGTTTATCTTTAGTCAGATCAATTTCCTTTTCTGTCCAAAACAAATCTTCTTTTTGTTTAACAATGGCTTCAATAAATTGAGGGTAACGGTCAACAAAACTACTTGTCTCTGTTTGTAAATCACTTGTTTGCATTTAAATTCCTTTCTAATTTAATTAACTTCTGAACTTGCTTCATATGATCTTTGGTTAGCAATACCATCAATCTGCTTCATTAATGTTACATCGTCTGTTGCTATCTTAACTTGATGTGATGCATATTTTGTTGACTTCCACGACAAATCGTCTCGCTCTACGACATTAATACGAATACTATTATCTTCTTCACCAAACCTATTCAATGTTGTAACACCTTCAACAATATCAAACTTATCTTCAATCGTACAACCTAAGTTCCAAAACAGCTTCTTCAAAGCTTCTTTAACTTTAGGACATGTTGAACTAAAATGTTCTTTCCGTAGAGATGGTGTTAATCTCTGTAATTCATGTAATGTATATGTACATACTACTTTCATAAAGTTCCCTCTTCTTCGATTGTGGTAATTAATTTATTCAAATACCACTGAGCTTTCTTTAAATCTTCTAAGCCGTTTTTATGGTTTGTTCTCCATAAATATTTAAAAGCATTTCCTTTACAGAAACCTTTGAACTCTTCAGGAGATAAGGAAGCTTTCATAGCATCAATACATTCAATTGAGCTGTTTGTATAATGACTAGGTTTGTTTACAGTATCATTTACCAATTTTTCCATTATAACTTCTTCAACAGGTTCTAAATTTTCTTCGTGAAAACGCCAAGTTTCAGTTTTTCCTCGATATTTAAAATTTGGACTTTCTACCTTATACTCTGGATTGTGCCCAATACCAATAACGACTCCTTCACTGCCAATCGGAGCTTCTTCTTCAATTAACGAATATGGCAAACTAACAACTCTAACTTTTGTACCAATTGGATATTTCATATCTTACTCCTTACCTTATCTAAAACATGTTGAAAGTTATGTCTATATGCACAAACATGTGCGCACTAATTTATCACTGTTGAAGCTTTAGTATAAACTAACTAAACATAACTATCAATCATTATTGCCTTTGTTTTGTAGATTAATTAATCAGATAACTCCTGTTAAAGATTTACCACCTTTAGTAATACGACTAATCCCTCTACAACCTTCGTTAGCGCAACGATATAAATCAAAACTACTAACCGCTGTAAATGTTTTAGCTTCCATAGGAAAAATATCATCTGAACCACAATGAATACAACGTAAAGTCTTGTTTAAGGTTATTTCGTTAGT